CCATCTGTCGCTTGCTATCCTGCACGCAAAGAGCGTTAAAGGGCGGGTAATAGAAAGGCTGACCGGGAAAGTAATATGGAACTATGAGGATAAAAATGATAAACTATAATTTCAGAATTACTGAAAACGGAAAAACATTTTTTGAAACAGTGTCGGCTTATACGCTGGTTCTGGCGTACGAAGAAATAAAGTATTTGTACCCGGAAGCAAAAATAATATTGTTATAGGAGGCTGTTATGAAAAGATTTGAAGATGTGAAAAATGAGATCATCATATTTATAATCATGGGATTATTTTTAATATACATAGTTCTTAGAGCAGGAGCAGTGATATGAAAAAACTATTCTTTATTCTCTTTCTGGCTCTTTTGCCGGCTTGTGAAATTGTAGACTTTATCAGTGACATCGATGAAGTCTATGAAACAGTAGAAGAACAATACTGGGAAGGAAAGTACATAGGAAAAATAGAAAAGTATGACTTCCCCGGAAGCGAGGGAATACCGGAGTTTGAAACGATAGAAGAAGCTTTAAATTTCGTTAAAACAGAATCCACCTATGCTTCTGATATTGATATGTTTCAAATACGCGAATATTGGCAAACTCCGGAGGAATTTTATTATAATAAAAATGAAAATAATGAAATGCAAGGGGATTGCGAGGATTATTCCATTTTTTTAGGTTATATCTTACATTTTATTATGGGGTATGAAGTATTTATTATGGGAATCACAGGACAAGATAGTTTACATGGAATTATCTATTGTGATGATCGTTATTTAGACCCGCAAGGGCAAGAATTATTTTTTCCTAAAAACAATATAAAATTAATTATCCCTTATGAAGAAATGTTATGGATGGCCATTAATTATCATCATGCATGGGGGAAATATAATATAAAAATTTAATTTTTAATAAAAAATATATATAATTATTTATTAATATTATCAATTTTTTCAGATAATTCCTGAATAGCTTTAGCAATAATTGGAATGTATTTTTCATAAGTCATTTCCAATTTTTCAGGAACTGAACGATTAACAATACCTAATTCTTTATTATATTTATCTTCAAGTTTCATGACTTCCTGAGCGAGAAAACCGATATCATAGTTTTTTAATGCCTTTGACCCATCGCTTTTTTTATCTTCATACCAGTCTCGATTATCACGATTAAAAAGTATCGGATTCAGTTCATTTATAAAATCTAATCCTGTTGTTAGTTTAGATATATTTATTTTGTCTCTTGCATCTGATAATACAGTTAAAGCTACCTGACATCTTAATGATGTTATATTACTATCCCCTAATGTTACTTCGTTTGTAGCATTCGCAGCAGAAGGCTGTGCATTATAACCAATACATGTCAAATTTGAGCCTGTTGTTATAGTATAACCAGCCAATACACCAATGCCTGTATTATCGACGCCAGTCGTGCACAAAATCAAGGCCTGATACCCAATTGCAGTATTAGCGCCCCCTGTTGTATTCGCAGGAAGGGCATCGTACCCAATTGCAGTATTATTACCCCCTGTTGTATTCGCAGAAAGGGTATCGTACCCAATTGCAGTATTATTACCCCCTGTTGTATTCGCAGCTAAAGCCCTTATTCCAAAAGCCACATTTGTTGCAACATCACCACCACCCAAGCAAACAAGATTCCCCGCAACATACGCTCCCCCTGACACCTGCAAAGCCCCTGTGCCTGCGCCTGTGCATTCGGTCGTGTTGGTTATGACGATATTGCCGGGGGTTGCGCCTCCGGTGGTTATAATAATATTCGAGTTATTATGATAAATATCCCCATAACTTTGGTCATCCGCCGATATTAAGCGTAAAGCAGCCCCCCCGTATACAGCAACATAATTATCAGAATCCCCGGTGTTAAATGTAATTCTTCCAGTTGCTTCTCCAGCAGTTAATGTTAAATCTCCACCGTCTGCAACTCCGAAAGTCCAATAACTATCTGCATCATATCCTATTCTAACCTGCGGCGTGGTAGTAGACTGGATATTTATTGTCGAGAAAGGAACAGCAGGTGTTATTACTCCGGCATTATCAAGTGTTAGATAAGCAGTGTTATTCGTACCGATAACAATATCAGTATTCTCGTAGTTCCAGATTCTGCCTTGCTCAGATGCGTCTATGCCGACTTCAAAGCCGTCTGTTGCTGTTGCGCCGGTAGTTGAATTAGTAAATCGTAATAGACTGGCTCCGCCGTCGAGCTGGTGGACGTGCAAATTTGTCCCTGCAACGGGAGCGATATTGATTCCTAATGGTTCAGCGACGTAGCCATCTTTTAAGGTAATGCCTTCAATCGTGACACCGGCATTTAATGTTTTTTCATTGATTGTGTCTGCGTATAATACCCCTGTTAAATATTCCGCTCCCGCAACATATAAAGTCCCCCCCAGATATTCTGCTCCGGCGATACCCACGCCGCCCGCGAACACCCCACAGCCGGAGCTAATAGATGTCGAAGCCGTTGCATCCAATATATTGATGTTATCGACAAAATGTGTGCCGTGCCCCGCCGTGTATTCCGAGATTGTATCAAGATATGCGGATTCGCTGAAAAGATGTCGGAATAATTTTATATCTGATCCATCCGTCCACGTTCCTTTCTGATCGATATTCCGGATAAGTGGAGTCGTAATAATAGTCGTGGATGCGCCGACATCGATTTCAGCAAGTTTGAACCATCCGTTATCGCCGGCATAATTATAAACATAAGCCCCGCCCGCGCTAAGTCCGAAAACTACTTGCAGACAATCTACGTCGGCGTCCGTGACTGGCGGTTTTATTGAGAAAGCGGAAGATTGTCCGATGCCTGCTCCGGTGAGTACGATGACGTTACCGCTGCCGGTTGTAGCCATTGTCCTGCCGACTGCGCTGTTGATAGCTGTTATTATTTCAGCCCTTGTCGTCGCCTCCGGCGTAGCCCCCCTGCAATCTATCTCGATGAAATCGCCGTCCTCCCCGTCCATTAGATTCAACAGATACTTATTACTTAAATCTATAGTACCCGCTATCGCTACCGATCCCTCCAATTCCGCAGCTGTCGCAGGCGTCGGCTCCGTCGTATCCGTCTGCTTCCTCACCGATAAATAATACCGGATATCTCGCTTAACCTCCTCCGTTGTAACTTCTATACTGCTTCCACTCCCAATCCCCGCTACCTGGACTACATCAGCCCTGTCGCTTATTACCTTTACCTGCGCCTCCACGATGTCAATTCTCGGAACCCCGCTCGCCGCGTCCAGCGTCACAGTCTGATCCTCTATCTGAAGACACGGATATACATCAATACACCGCTGGAATACGCTTCCGCTTGGCACAACAACCGTCATCCCCGAACTCGGCGCTACCCTCAAGCCGTCCCCCACTATCAATGCCTTTCCCGCGTCAAATAAGCTCATCCGGGCCATAACCCCTAAGTCCCTGTACGCTAAATCCCCTATTCTCTTCATCACGAGATCAGACTCTATCTTCTGCCCCGCGCTCATGTTCATCGTTCGCATGTCTCTCATGTGATTACCTTACATTAAAACTTTAGCATTTTTAGCGCCTGCCATATCGGCTGCGGAGGGTGTACCCGTACTTACAGTTGGCGAGATAACACCTGGTACTGCGGTTGCCCCTACCGTTGCAGTCGTAACATGTATATGCGTATTATATGCAGTTATCAAATTATTTAAATCTGTCTTCAGCGTATCAAAAGCAGATTTCATTTCCGTAAATTTTATCGCCCAATTTCCATTTCCATTTAATTCAATTTGCGTCGATGCCGTAATTACCGCCGTTGCCGTATTTACTTCAACTTTTGTATTCCCCGCAATTGTTACCGTATTCGATGCCGTCAATTTAACTATTGCGCTTTTAACCTCAGCCGATACCAATGCGTCCAGTAATATCTTTGACTTTGCCGTGACGTTAAAATCTGTCATGGCATTTAATTTCACACTTCCCGGCAATTCCCCCGAGAATATTCCGGTATAGAATGCCAGATATGAACCGGAGAAATGACCCGTGATAACATCGGTTGCGTCAAATAATGCCTTTGTTAATGGGGTATAATATCCAGATTCAGTCAGAGTATTTCCTTTCCCCTGATATGGATACCGGTTCACGACATAAGGCGCGCTGAAATTACCATTTTCAAAGCCTACCATTACCATTTGTCCCGGTATAGGCCCCTCATAAGTTCCATGCAGATTCCCGCTTTTAGGATCAAAGAAAGCTCCGGGATAGGCTACGCTTGTTATTTTACCTCCGCGAGCCATTTCTACCGTTACTACTGTTTGTTTATACAACGGTTCCGGTTGCGTAAATGATATTTCTCCCGCGAGAGTTTGATACGTCCGCGTTGCCTGTGGGCGGAATCCGTTTCCCGGCATTGACCTTACGAAGGTATCGCGGCCTGTATTTTTGTTCATTTTGTATTGCATTATATTCTGGACAAAGCCCGCCTTAAATTTTTTAATACCGTATATTCACCATCGGCCAGGCCGGATTCCGGCGGCAATATCTCAAAATCAAATAACAATAACGCAGTCTGCGCTACCGACAACGGCAATGGAACTCCCCTTATCAAATTCAATGTTGTGGTAAAACTCAGGGATTCATTTTCGAGGCTATAATCGTGCGTTAAGGAGTCGATGTAATATATCCCGATATCACGCAGGTTTTCAACCTTTTTACCGGATAGCGCCGGAAGATACAAGCAATACATTCCCGGCCTCGCGTAGGGTATATTTTTAACCGTTACCGTTCCCTCTCTGAATCTCGATTGATTCCGAAACCATGTAGATAATAGATTGCTCAATTGATTCTTTGTCAATACCTGCCCCGGTATTCCCATCATATTCTTTTGTATCCTTTCGGCATAACTTAATGCGATGCCAAGCCCAATCTGCGAGGTACAATCTATTGATTGTATCATTTCCCTGCGTCCGAAGGTGGGGATGCCTCCGCTTGCAAATGGATTCAGCGGTCCCACCGATTTTATTCCACGATCTGTGATGTCGGCGATGCCTCCGCCTGCGCTTTTTGAGCTGTATACCGTTCTGAATACAGTCGATTGATTTGAGCTGTCAAATCCCAATATTTTGTTTTCTATGATATCGTCGGTAATTATAATGAAATCACCGCCGATGAGCATGTGGATTGCCGTGAGATCATATAATAATGTCTGTGCAAGATGTACCGGATTCACTAATCCGAGTAATGGATTAGTATATGGCGTAGTTCTCGCTACGACATAATTTATTCCAGGAAGAAGAGCGGAAGGTATCGAAAATCCATCAGTAACGATTGTTCTGCCTCCGCTTTCGGTAAATAATTCCATCCAGGGATTCGGTACGAAACTTTGTAGAAATGACCATAGCGATTGCGAAGATCCCGCGCTGTTCATTTCATACATATCGGAAGATAACGTCATATATGATGCTATCCCTAAATTGGCGATACCGCCGTAAGGATTCGGCCATGCCGCTAATCTCATAGCCAAGGGAAAGCCATCGCTGAGTGTCATATATTCCGTTAAATTTGATGCTATAAAAGCATTCAGAATAGCCTGTATTCCTACCTGAATAGTTGTTCCTATTAAGGTAGAAGATAATGATAATGCCTTCTGCATTGAATCCGCAATTTGCCGCTGCATTCCATCTAGTAAGATTAAATCCAGACTTGTCGTACCCTGATTATATATATTCCCCAATTCTTCAATTACCAGGTTATAGCTTATTTCCCTGCTTTCATTTGCGACGGTTGACGCTCTCATGCATGATCTTACAGTCCCCGTCATCAGGTGATAACCGTTTATCCACACCTGGCACAACGTCATCGGCTTAAATAAATCCTCTAAATCAACTCCTAATTCATTCCATATCTTTGAATACAAATTGAACGAAAATTTATTTAACAAATTTACGATTTCCTGAATGACTTTTTTGTCCGGGGCAATGGTTATCTGCATGACCCCGCCCGGATTATTTCTATCCTTTGTCCAGGAGAACCCTGTTATAATTTTATTTATATCGGTTCCTACAATTTCAATGGGAACGAATGGCAATCCGAATAAAGAAAAAAGAATTTGTATTTTTGGGGTAACGTGGCGGCGAGGATTCGTATATTCCATACTCGCTTCCAGCCCGGCATTGAATATAATATGCTTATCCCCGGATATAATTTGCCCTGCTGCGCTGTTTTTTAATATTTCCATAACTTATTAATTTCCCGCAGGAACGAAGATAGAATTTGTTTTATCCATCAATTTTTTATCCCATCCCTTTATTACGTCAGTAACTTTTTTTAATCCTGCCCCAAGAATATTTAATCCCGTGTTAAGATTATCCGCGCCAACGCCTAATTTTATCAATGCATCATTAAGAGTTGGAGCAGCTTTTTCTGCAATTTTAAACATTCCTTCATTCATTTTCATCGTAACTTCAGCAAATTTTTCACCGTATTTATACATCAAGTCTTCCTGCATCTGTATTTTTTTTGTAGACATCCCGGCTTCGCTGCCCATTACTCCTTTATATCTTTCTTCTGTTAAATCAATTCCTTGCTTTTCTAATTTCGCAGCCGATTCCGGTGTTGGATTATTGATATATTGAAAAATTCTTTCCTGTTGCGCCTGCGATTCCGTCCAGCCCTGACCTAACGTAGTATCGTAAAATCTTCGTCTGCCTTCAGCCGTTTCAGTTCCGAAACTTTTACCCGCTAATTTATATGTTTCTTTCAGAATTTCCGCCTGATTTGCTTCGGCTCCGAATTTTCTCATCAAAGGCATGGCGAGTCCGGGAATAGCTTGCTGTAATTTTGAGAAGTCATCACCGGGCTTAAATTTACGCAATTTCTCTACTTCTTCTTTGTTGATAAATCCCTGCTTCTCTAAATTCTTTGCATAATTCTCCGCGCTTATTTTTGAGGCTTGAACTTTGGTAATGTACCCGCTTCTAAGTGCCTCCTCGCCGCCTAATCCCAGATCCTGTAAGTCTTCTCCCGATACTCTGCGCATAAGCATTTGTTGCGTCGCCCCGGTAGCATATAATTGCTGAGCGCTTTGTACTTTTCCCCGCGTAATCCCCTGCATAACTCCTTTAAAATTATTGATCATATTCAACGCGGCTTCCACGCTTTTACCGGGTGTCGTCATCGCCAGCCCCGCGATTTCTTCGGCCATATCCTTTGCCATATCGCTTGTGTTTATTCCTTCTTTCACGGCTTCCGTTAAGGTGTCAGCCATTCCCGTAAGCAACAGGGGAAGATCGGATTGGATCCCCGTTCCTGCCGCTACCGCCGCCGCCTGCCCGTAATTCGCGCCCGCTCTTCGGAATTGCCCTGCAGTTCTTAGCGTTTCCTCCGCGGACAAGCCATGAATAGCCCCGATTTTTAATGCCATCGCTGAAGGCGATTCCTTTGCCGGCGTGAATTGTCCTGTAGTTCTGGCATAGGCGCCCATGCCCCCGCTTATCTGGCTTGCGGTATATACTCCTGCGCCTTTTGTCCTGAATCCGCTCACGCCTACATTTTGCAATTGTTCGCTTGCTTTTTCGATGTATGCATTTCCAATTTGATTGATTTTTTGTACTGCAATTCCGCCTACTGCAAGTAATGCTCCCACGAAAGGAATAGATGCGCCGGCTTTTCCCATGCCTCCGCCGAGTCCTCCGCCATCGTCTCCGCCGATGGGCTTGTTACCGACACCTTTGCTGCTATTAACAGCTTTTGTCAACTTCTCATTGGATGCGATTAATTTAACGATAGAAGAATTTAATTTCGAGATAGGGGCAATATTGATATTTTTATCAGGCAATATCTCTGTTGCTGATTTTTTTTTAGGCTTTAAAATATCCTGAATTTCTTGTCCGGAATCCGTTTTTTTGCTTTTGAAGGATTTTCCTGAAACAGGAATATCCTTCTCCTTGCGTTCAGGGATCCTTGACAATTTTTCGTTTGATGCGATTAATTTTGTAATGGAAGAATTTAATTTTGCGTATGTCGCAGTTGATACATCTTTTTTTTTGCCTGGCATAGCACCGACGGGGCTGATGCCGCTTTCAGATAATTTCCGTGATTGCTGTATGGCTTTCTGGCGCGCTCCCTGGATTCCCTTGCCTAAGCCTTTATATTCAAACTTAATGTTGTAATCCATCGCCGCCGCCTGTTTTTTTGATTATTCCTTTTCCGTGCAAAATATCCCAGAGTTGTTCCTTTTGAGACTCTTTATTTGCCGCCGGATCATGTCCCGGAATTTTTATCCTCCCCATCTCCGGATTTTCTTCTTTAATTCTAAATTTTTTATTTAACTCCCGAATCCGCTGAGCTTTTTCGGTATATAACTTTTCTTTTTTAATTTTTTCAATATCTTTGCCCTGCATCCGCGCCAGATCAATTTCAGTCTTATCAAGTTCAATCTCTTTCGTCGCTGTAATCGCTTTATATTCTTTCTGATATTCCGTCTGTATCTGCCAGTCTTGATATTCCGGGATAATTCCCATGAGATAGACTAAAAAAATTTTTTGCTGTTCAAATAAATTATCCCGGTCAAGCGTAGCCGGCCATACCTGTAAATGTTTCAGTAAAAAACCGTCTACGAAGTAATCACCTTTTTGCGCCTCCGTCAGCAAGTCTATTTTTTTTTAACTTCTCCTCGATATCGTTTGTGTGATCCCTGATTTCTTTCGCGAGCGCATGTATGAGTTCGATGTCGTCCCATTTCGCGCAGGATTCGTATTTCTTATAGGGAAAATCATCAGGAAATTTTTCTACACACACATTGACGATTGCGATATTTTCAAAGAACATGAAATCTTCCTGAGTAAGAGAGTCAATAGAACTCCCGTTTTGCAGGGATAACCTGCCTTGTGTAATCCTGATCCGGTCAAGAGGAGACATGTACCGGATCACGAATTGATTTCCCAGAACTTCTACTGTTTTTAATTTTTCTTCTTCGAGATTTAACAAATTCATATTGTTTTATTCCCTTATCGATTTATTATATTTTAGAAAATTATTAACTCACTTGTAATCCGGGAAGGCACATTCTCGCCCTCCAGCGGGTCTGGCGCGTCATCAAACTGCCTTGTGCGATATTCAAATCACCGCCTCCGTATTTAACACCGAGTGCGGTAAATAATACCGTCAGATCATGAACGTCCAACCCGGTAAACGTATATAGACCGTTGCTGTTTATATTATTATTACCATCTGCCTGCCATCCCGGAAGGCTTACACTCCCGGCAATATCCGCGCCTCTGAGGAGAAATGTTCCCATCGTCATGTTGCAGTCGTATCCGAGAGATAAAAGGTCACGATAACCGTAATATCCCAGTGTCTGCACGCCATCGAGCATATAGTCTTCCGATATGCTTAAATCCGTGCTGTAGGCAAGGATCGTATTATCCTGCATTAAAAAGCAATCTATGCCTGACCCGACCGGTCCGGGCAATTGCCCTGCTGTTCTGAATGACATAGTTTTAGTTCTCCTTTAATTTATATTATACTAATTGTCCGGGTACGATGAAGGTAAAGAAATTAAACGCGAATCTCGGCGTTACCGACATCGTTAAGGTGGCTTTTGTTATAAATTGTTCTCCGTCCTGAGTAAATGAAACATTTGCGAACGCTTTTTGATTGCCGTCAACGCTGTCGGTAATCCATTTCTTTGTATCACGGTAATACGGGAAAAGATAAGTCAGAATCCAGTTCTGAATCTTGGCTATAATTACCGAATTCGCAACAGTGGTGAGACTGCGTATCTGCTCCGTTACCTGTTCCTCGTAATCCTTCGTGAGAACATTTATTTCATAAACTACCGAAGGGTTCGTCCGCGTTACCTGGCTGCCCTGATAAGTCGAATTATTTACTTTGATCTCGAACTGGCTGATATTGTTTACATTGACTGTTTTTTGAATCAGTGTCGCGCCCGCCGCTGCGTATGCTTCCTGATCCAGTTTTTCAATTTCCGGGGTAGAGAGTACGTTCAGAGATTTAAAAATAATATCCATTCCGACTTCGTTTGCGTATCTCAATCCCGCAACCATCGGATACAGATAATATGGATAAAAATCAGTTGCCGGAACCTCTTTATTGATGTAATCGTATCTCTTAAAAGAGCTTACGCAGTATTCGATATAGGCGGAACCCAGCGCTTTCATTTCCGCGATTCTTGTCGCCTTTGTAGTAGTAGTCGACCCCGCGCCGAATCCAGCCTGTCTGTATCTTTTTGTTTTTATCGCATTCATTCTATCTACATGATCCTGAACAAGAAGATGTATAGTCGGACTTCCTGTCATTGCGACTATACAATTCAGGTCATATTCTTCGAGTTTCAGCAATGCCGCAATCCAGTCCGCCGTAGTCGCAGCGGATACGGTTCCGCCACTGAGATATTGATATTCCGACATATCGTCGATAACTGTTCTCGCCGCAGCCGCGTGCAATGCCGCAGTCATCATTTCTGACGCATTCAGCGTTCTTATGATAGCTTCCACGATACCAACGCAGGAATATTCAGATGTAATATCCTGCGCGGCAACGGCATCGAATACGGTCGTAGCCTCATCGCTTTGTCCCGTTAAAGTGCAGGTATAATTTTCCTGTGTATTGATGTAATTGATAAGGCTTCCGAGATCGGAGAAATCGGCAAGAGTAATGTCGAGATCATCCGTAGTCGCCCCCGTGCATGAAGTTGTCAGTTTCGTCGCGGTGATTGTCATTGTTGCAGGAGATCCCGCTCCCGTGTAAAGAATATTCATAAGCGGCAACGTGACATTATCCTGATCAATGATTTTTGATCCCTTAAATATTACTTCTATTTTTTTGCCGGTTACTGATCCCGAACTGGACCGTATCGCCGCGGTATTTCCGTCAACGCCGTACTTATTCCAGGCGACATCTATAATTGCGGCTGCGCTGGCGTCTAATTCCGTTTCCGCCTGCTCCATCTGATTCACAACGATACATTTCGCTTGTGATGGTTTATTGAATCTGTCGTCTTTAGTCGGGGTAAGATAAAATTCCGCGCCGTAGTAGAGGTCTCCGCCTCCGAATACATTAAGCGCTTGCGCCTGACCCTCGACGATATTTATAACGTCGTTTACGTCGGTGAAGGCATTATAAGGAATTCCGCCTTTGCTGGCCTCTCCCATGATAATGACTTCTCCCGTGACTGCGCCCGCGCCCTGATCGGCTGGGAATTCTCTCTTAGTGTATGATCCGGGAAGGATTATTTTTTGTCCGGCAAAATCATAATAGCGTCCCATGTGTTTACTCCACGATGATTAGTGTTGACGCTTTGCCAGATATTGAGGCTTATTCGGTCTTATTGTTTATAAAAAAATTATTTCGCGGTCTCGTTTTGAAACGATTCCATTATTTTATCCCATTCCTCTTTAGGTTTCCTGGGATTCGGATTATTCCTGTTATTTATTAAAAACCATTTCCTGATAACATTATCAAGTTTCCTGACCCTGTTGTGTTTTGCAAGATATTCATTTAAGCTGATTACCGGAGTAAAAGATCTTGAAACGGATGCATTATCTTTTTTAAAATCAAATCCTGCCGATGGAAAATTATTTTCAGAATCTATTTTATTTCTCATTTTTATTCTTCTCCGGGTGTAAGAAATGTCCCATAAAAATCATGTCCTGTTATGACATCGTCTGTGTATATTACATAATTGCTGAAAGTATTTAAAAAAGTCAAGGAATATTCTGTCCCATGCAAAAGTTTTCCAAAGTTAAAATTCGTCAATCCCTTCGTCGATGAATATTGCATGTCCCGAATTGGAGATTCATCTCCAATTGTTCCGACCTGCACCATAGCCAGAATCGATTCCATTAAAGTAGAAAGCAAGATGTCAATATCCGGGGATTCCCCCCATATCGATATATTTATTTCTTCGGTTTTGCTCCATTCGTTTCTTTGAAATCTCATGCTGCCTGCGGGCCTGCGCCGGTATTCGCTGAGAATCAATTCAACTTGCGCAGGCGTAATCAATGCCAGTTGTTGAATTTGCTTATTTGTTTTATCCTGGTATTCCTTTACCGTTTCTATGAAAGCGGCGTCAACTAATTCCGCGGAATAGGATTGCCCCAGGGTAAATCCCTTTTCCTGCGCGCCTGCGGGAGTAACGGCTATCGCAGGCAATAATCCTGCTTTCAGGGGATCCTCGCCTCTGACATCGCTTAATTGCGATGCCATAAGCATCGCCAGAGGATGCTGCTTTGTAACCCGCAATAATTCAATTTTTCCGTTTGATAATTCCTTGATATTACGAAAAGCAATTTCAGTTTCAATTTGTGTTATCAACCATTCGATTGATTGTATCCTGTAATCGCTGAATTTTGTTAATATAGTAGACATTTTAACTTACCAGTAATTTTGCTACATCTTTTGCGTTAGTTTTTGACCAACTCCGGGCCAGTACAATTATCGGATACATCTTATTTTCAGCGCTATTTCCCTGCGGATTGTCCTCGAATACGATGTATGAGGGCTTATATCCATATCTTACAGAAAATATTTTACCCACAGCAGGTTTATTCCCTATCCATTTCACGCATCGACCCTGTAAGATATAATCCGTATCAATGCTGTAGATATTCCCATCCTGATCCAGAATTTTATCATTAAGAGAAAATATTTCTATCTCATGTAATTTGTCCATATCTTTTTGATGTGGAAGCGTTTCATTTCTTTGCAGTGTCATCGCAGTTAATACGATTAAATCGCCTTTCGATAATTCCCAAAACGGATAAAAAGCCATCTTGCATTCTCCGCTTTCCATGTCATGTACAAATACTTCATTTAATTGCTTATTCGCGACATCGGTAAGGATTACCTGCGTCAAATCAGAATAATAGTATTCAATGTACATGTTGTCGGCGTCAATTGCCTGAGTCGTGGTTATTTCGTTTCCGGTAACTTTGTAATCAGTAATTTCTTTCTCTGTCACATCGTTCCATATCCTGACGACTTGAGCTATGTCCGCGTATGAACGCAAGGGGTTACCCGATGGATAATTTGCCGCTGCTATGGTCCCGTCCGCATACATAATCTTGTTCTGAAGATCAACTCTTAATTTTTCCTTTGCAATATGCGTCCATCCGTCAAAATAATATGTTACCCTTTTTTTCTCATAGCTGAGGACAGGTTGTGTCAATGTAATTTCAGAACCATTAAAGGATTCTACTTCAAGTTCAGTAATCCCGCCCTGCGCTTCGCTTGTAAGATTTTCTACTTTAACTACGGATAGAAGCGGAAGCCAATAGGGATATATAATTTTTCCCTGAGCGCGTGAATCCTCATCGGTAACAAGAAATCTGCGCTGGTAGGTATAGATGTAGCCGTCGCCGCCGCATATTTTACAGTTATAATCCGCACTGCCGTGGTTTGCAGCAACGCAGGGGCAAACGATAGCTTGCTTTATCTTACACCGCTGGCCGTGGCTGGTAATAAGTTTTTTAAAACTTTCAGGATTCCCATATACGGTAATGGATGTTTCCTGACCGGTATTGGTATTTGTTCCCACTATTGTCTCGCGAAGCCTGATGCCTTATATCTACCGGCTGAAGCCAGAAGTTTTACGGCATCAGGCTTTTTAATATTTTTGTTGACTTTTACAAAATAATTATATATTAAGACTGTTGATCGTGATTTGAATGCTGCTCAAAATATTCTCCTTTTTGGCCTAAAATCAATAGGGCAGGAACTGCCCGAATCTACGCTTGGGGAGAGAGATTTCGTAACGTCTCTCGCTGAACCAAGAAGCCATTCCCTTTTAGAGAAGGGTAGTTCACTCTATAGTCCGAATATTTGTTGCCGGATCGAGTTTCTCCATATATGAATTCATATCCGCAAGGATATGTTCCGGCATATCCTTATATTGCTTTTTCAAAAGGGTGAGTTGATTCTGAAATAAATCCTGCTGTTTCTGGAATAATTCTTTTCTCATCTTCTGTATATTCTCAGGAGAAAGCGTCAGGCTATTGCGGTTATTTTTTGTCTCTTCCACTATAAATTTCATCATCGCGAGATAATTATCAACGCGTTTGCCGTTGATATAATATCTTGAGTATTCGCCTTCGTGGAAATTATTAGCTTTGGCATCTTCTACGCTGTCCGCAACTTCAACCTTTATTTTATGTTTTCCTTGAGTGTATTCCTGTATGATCATTCTTCTTCTTTTTTTTCCTGATGAATATATTCTTCCCAATCATTAGCCAGTAAATCAGGGGCGGCACCCATCCACGGCGAGGTATCGCCGGATATCAAATTTATCATAACAATTTGTTTGATTACTTTTGCTTCTTTTTTTTCTTTCGTGAGAAGATTTACTTCTTCCGGCCTCGTCTTCTCCTGCAAAAGAATAGCATTCTTTCCCCATTCCTTTCTTTTCAACCATTTCCCTGCTATTATTTTTTCTACTGAAAAATACATAATCGTATCTCCTTAATTTGATATTTTTTACAGTACGCCGATTGAAGTACGGCTGTATTTCGATTCATTATATGCGAACCATTCCTTAATTTCTTTCTGATACTGAATAATTCTCGCCCCAAACATAGCATTTGTCGCTGACATAGTCGTACTGATGCTTTCGCTGACATTGTTAAGCGATACCGACCTGCTTGCGATGGCTGCGGCTCTGCCGTCTCCGTATATATTCATCAGCGTACACGCGGCTATCTTTTTTATAATATTTCTGAATTCGTCGGGTACATCCTGACAATTTTCATAACCGGTTTCGTAATCCAGGAGAAAAATTCTCTGCATATCCCTGTCAAAAGGCGACCTCAAATAAGTATCCCATAACACTTGAAAAGTATTCGCCCTTGCCGTTAATAGCCTCGGTCTGAAATAGCAGACTCCGGTAAATCCTTCCTTAACTACGCGATAAGGCATCAGATCTATGATTGTGTTCCCGAAATATGGATCAACAAATTTAGCGGATAATAAATCACGGACGGGCCTGCGTCTTAACTTGACCCTGAATTCTTTCCTTGCCTGGATGATACGGAAGGGATAACCCTGTTCGGTAAGATACAATTCATGCAGTTGTTTCCTATCCATTCTCGCCGTGTATGCGGCATCGTCGTAATCGGTTCTAACTTCGTATGCGCCGTCTTCGCCGACACCCGGCTTATACCGGATACGATGCGGCAGGATGTCAATATTAAGCCTGCCTTCGAGGTAACGAATTGCTAATCTGACATAATCCAGCAATTGATCATTGGTAATGCTTTGGCTGTCTGCTTCGGCAATTAATTTATTTCCGAACATTTCATCATATCGCAACTCGTCCGCACTGATGAGAAATCCAAATTTTGGAGCATGGTAATCGTTTGTTACATCCGGATTATTGAAGGCAAATCCTATTCTTGTTTCGGTGGCCATTGCTGTTCCTGCAAAAAAATAATATCATACCCTGTTAAGGTATGATATTATTTTAATTATTTTACATGTCAATATGTTTATTATTTTTTGTAATAAACGTAGATATCGCCTAAATCGGCATCAGCATGAGTAACAACTTCAACTCCGTCCGCGCCAACAACCTTATAGGTTTGATCGATACTTGCCGCCCTGTCTATTGCGTCCGGGGTTGCCATATCTATAGCATCAGTAATATCTGCTCCGCCTCCGCCAACTCTTAACTTAGCGGTACCGCTGCCCGATGTTGCATTTGCCTGTACTACGACATCGACTATTTCAGCGCCTACCGGGATAGTAGTAGCAGCGACTCCGCTGGTTCCCGATCCGGTAACTGAAATTTTTTCAACTCTTAATAACGCTGCAATAGCGTCTTTGCCAAGATTCTCTTGCAAATATTGCATTGCTTCGAGACTTGGCGCTGGAGCATTAGCCCCAAATGCACTTGGATAATTTCCCATAGTTAAGTCTCCTTTATAATTTTTTTAATCAAAGACAGCGATGTAAATTGTAGTTGCTGCTGAGAATCAAGAATTTTAATCATTTCGTGTATCAATTCAGATTCTTTGTCGTTAAATTCAAATTCTTGTTCTTCATTACTTTTTATATCGCTGATGTCATTGATCTTCACTTTACTCAAAATCGAATCTACCAATTCCAGAGTTTTCAAATTTCCCTGAATCGGTAGAATTGTCTGAAATTGCAATCTCTCATTTCCGGTTAATGCAAGTTTCATGAGAACAGACACCCCTCAATTACAAATCCTTTCGCGACTTTAACACTTCCGGTAATGCTGATGCCGTAATCGCAACGTAGCGGAGAAAATTGCTGATCCAGCGAGGCAACCCCATTGAGAATAGTATTGCCCTCTCCGTCTTTTACTATCGCGGTTCCGGAATCAAGCGTCAATAACTCCAGAAAGAATATCCCTTTCGGGACTGATTCAGAAGGATCAGTCCCGTCAAGAATTACCTGATTATTTAACTTGTCTTCCGCTGATATGCGTGAAAGCGTTCTGCCGTTTTGATGTCTGTATGACATGATTTTACCTCAAATTAAACCGTATTGAACAGATTTCCTGCGCTCTGGTCGACTGCAATATTCCTGATCTCACATAAAACAGTCGGCTTGTAATACTTCGGAACTCCGTAGAGATTGATGAGTCCCTGAGTAAATCTGCCGGTTTTAGCCAGATCGGTGTTATGAATCGGGAGAAGTTGGCTGAAAGCCATTACTCTATCTTCGCCCGCGCTTGTCTGATCGACGATATACATTCTCGCCGTTCCCGGAATATACAGATTTTTATCAACAAAGGTAACTGCATCAAGCGGGCTTGTGGCCGCTGCGACAGTGCCTAAGTATCTGAAGGTACCGGAACCGCCTACTTTTTCGGAGAATATATCGAAACAACTTGGCAATTTCGACCCTGAATCCGCGGGATTCGGGGTAATGGTAATGGTTATGCCTCCGCCTGCTGCTACCACTGATGTAGACTCAACGGCTGCGCACGCAATGGATCTTCCCCATGAATTTCTTGCAACTACCCTGTAGTTATATTTAACAGCGGATGGTCTGACCGTACTTGCCGCGAATAATGATCCCGTAAGAGTCGCATTATTAGCCAGCGAAATAGATGGTACACTCGGAGCTTTATCCGATGTCGCACCTTCTACCCATGTCTTAGTAGTATTATCATAATACTGAGGCACCTGTTTACTCTCAAATTCCAGCCCCAGCACTTTATCCATTCTCGGCATCATCTTGCCGAAATTGGTCATAATACCGGTGATTTTTCCGCCGATTGTTATTCCGGCTTCGCCCATTTCAACGATCTTTCTATCGCCTGTGCTGGCTGCCCCGGATTCAATGATCTTACTCAAATTCTGAACGCCTGCCGGAGATACATATATCCTTGAATTCTCAGCATATCCATTGCCTTCGGTTATAAGCTGTCCGATGAGATTGAAAACATCCATCGATACACTGGCCCCGCGCATGTCGAATATTTGCTGTGTAGATGAATCCTCGATTGTTTTGGCTAAACCGTCAAAACCTTTCGGTATCATCACAGAATTTCCGGTGTAGAAACTGCGGTTGAGATTGCGGAGAAGCCTGTTCATTGCCGCCCTCTGCATACGCGCGCGCTGATCGATAATTGAATTTACAGCTTCCATGACATCGCCGACTACCCAGCCTTCGCTCATGTATTTGACAATCGCTATTTGTTTCTGGAAATCGGGATCTCTGAATTCAGGATTATCAAGCTGGCCCACGAATCCTTCTGAGCTTATACCTTGTCCAATCTGCTGATCGAATTCTTCAACAGTTGAATACGCTTTTATCTTGTTTACGTCCTGCCAGAACGTGAAATCAGTTGCTTTCAGAGTTAAATCCGCAAGCATACCTTCCAATGACTGCATCGTCAGGACTCCGCCTGGTGTCGCGTATAAGTCATCGGAACTACCGGGAGCAAGTAAGGCTTTCGCAAGAGCTTTTACCTGCGATACCCCGTCTTCTCCATAATTAGGTTCAGTTAAGAGAATATCTTCAAACATTACTTAGCCTCCTTTGCGATTAAATCGCGGATAAATTGTTTCTGCGCCGGATTAAGCAAATTCGCGTTATGATTTGCCGCCTCAAAGGAAGAAATTACCATCCCCGCATGAGGATGATTTTCCCTTGTAGCTTTCATCAATACGCTATAAGCCGCCTTATTATCTTCCGCAGAAAATATTGTCTTCGGGTCTACCTTAACCGCTTTTTCCATATCGGTTGCGATTTTACCCTTCCTGCCTTCGGGTGTGGCCAGAAATTCTTTCATCTGAACCGCCTGATCTGCGGTAACCTTTGCAGTTTTTTGCACGAGATCGAATGCTTTTTCCATGGATTCGGAAATAACCATATTCTGCTCGGATAATGTTTCGATAGCCTTTAGCATCAGCGGCAACGTTCCCAGAATCGGAGCGAGATCGGGCATTTCAATAATTGCCCCTTCCGCGTCGGGATCAATGCCGTCTATGGCTTTCTTCATATCGTCTTTTAATAGCCCGATATCTTTCATCATCTTCTGCGCCGACTTTGAATTCGCCTTCATATAACGCTTCATATACTTTTTCATATACTCTTCGTCATAATCGCCGTCGTCATCGTCGTCATCCTTGCCGTCCCCCTTGGCTGCCTTAAATAAGTCTTCGCTATCGGGCGAGACTTCCAGAGCTTTTTGCAGAGCCAGGAGGGAATCGTTATCCTGAGAATCCGTAAAAGCAGCGATGATCTCGTCCGCTGTTTCTTCTGGAATTCCTTTTTGTAACAGTTCTTCTTTTGTCAACATGTTACTTTGCTCCTTTTTTAGATTTAAAATATTTATCGATTAAGCCATAAGATTTATGGCCAAAATCTTCTTTTTTTTGCTGCTTGAAATGATCGATATATTCCGCTTTCTTCAGGGGAATACGCTTATCTTTTATCCCGATTATGGTATCAATCAGATCCATCCCATCCTGATCCGATAGTGTCAAATTGACCGGAGTCTTCTCGATATCCTGCTTAACCGTAACGCCTCCGGGGGCTGCGTATAAATCAGCGGCAGAAGACGGAGCCATAAGCGCTTTCATCAGGACTTCTTCCTGAGCGATTACGTGATTACTATTCCGCATGAATACGTTCATATCGTCGAATTCACACATGATATCTTTTGCTTTCTGCAGTAGTCGCACATTCATTCCGGGAGCGCGATTGATAACCATCGGCGAGGGAGCAATTGCGAGTTTATTCCATTTTATCTTAGGTATAATTCTATGCCTGCCGCCTTCGGCGTCCTTTGTCTCAAGTACCATCTTGCTTCCGGCAAGAGACGCCGCGTATACCGGCTGCCGCGCCTGTAGATGCGGTAACATTTCCTTTACACGGGGATGATTCTCCGTTAATTCCGCAGTAACTATGGGCAAATCCTTTTCCCAGCGAAACGCTATGGGTTTGCCTATAATGGCTGCGTTTTGATCTGCTTTTGTTAATGCGGGGTTATCGCTTTCATGCCAGAAGTCAATTACGCCGATGCCTAAAAAATTCTGAACCTCTTCAGGCGTAAATGCTTCCTTCAGGACGGTTTCCCCTTCCTGATCCTCTGTCAGATGATTTGCAATGATGTCGACGGTGACTATACCGTCTCTTGCTTTTTGTAGGTTTGATATTTGAAGGCCATTGATAAGGAATTGCATATCCTGAGATTACCCAGATTAAGATATTATTCCTTATATAAATGGATTATAATGTTACAAAATTATGGTTAGAAAAATAAATAAATTTGTCAAGTAAAAAAATTACACCGCGACTTTTTGATTTTTTGATAAATCAATTTCAATCATGGCCTTGCATCTCTTGCACTTGGCCTCTGCCGTCTCTGTGGATTCATTTATATACAGTAATGTGATATTACGGTATAGAATCTCGTCTTCATTCCTGATTGCGTATATGGAATTGCAATTAGGGCATTTTAGTTTCTGGCCGTTCTCGATCTCTATCCCGTACATTTGTCGTCACCTTCTTCTTATTCGTCGGTTTAATATTTTCACCTGTCTGTTCAATTGCTTCCCCCGCCGGTTGCACCGCGCTTTTCCCTGAGAACGCATCAGCGAGGATGCTTGCCATTTTCTTGAGAATGCCTTTCATTTTTTCCCGGCTGGCATCCTGCGTTACCGCTTTCTTTTCCGGTTCTTTGCCTTTTTTATCGTCTTTTTTTTCAGGTTCTTTCGTTGTTTCTTTTCCAGCCTTTACTCTCTCCCATTTGCCCTCGGCTACTTTTTTATACTGGCCTGACACCGTTCCTACGGGTACGGCTTTGGCTTTCTGTAAAGCGTCGAGGAGGAGGGCTGAGGCTTTCTGGAGAGAAGGATTATCAGATTCTTCAGTTATTGAATTCAATATAGATTTCACGGAATAACCTGCTGGAATTTTATTTTTATTGATTATGTGTATTTCTTCTCCAGTCGGAAGTTTCAATGAATTTACAGTAGAACTATCCTTAATTTGATCAATTTCATTACGAACATAATCAATCATTCTATCAACAAATACATCTTTTCCAGTTTTCCCTTTCCCTGTTTTATCTTCCCATTTATTTATTATTGCAAGTTTTTCAGGACTCAATTTTTTATAAGAATTAGAAAGGATGTCTTTAAATCGGGTGAAATCATCATCCGTTTCAAACATATTATAAGCTATTCCTGACTTAGCTTCTCCTGACTTACCTCTCCCCGGTACCATGACAAAAGCCCTTTCTTCTTTTGAAAAATTTCTGGGGAACGTAACGCCTGTTTTGTCGGGTTCGGGATTTTTAATATCCTCAATTTTTTTAGCACTATTAAGAGCTTTCCTGAATTCATCTTGACCTTTTCTTGCTAACGTAAATTGAGTATTCTCGATTGTACTTGCCATTGTTGTCCCAGATTCTATCCTTAACCCTGTCTTTTTTTCAATGCTTAAATATCCCTTCGTGTCACTTGGCTTAATAATAAAAATATCTTCATCCCATACCTTATATGTTCCTTTAATTTCTTCTGGAAGAATATTAATTATTTTAGATGTTCCGCCACTTAATAATTGTCTTTTTTGTCCGGTTTTATCAAGTTTTGTTTTTTCCCATTTTTGAGAGAGGATGCTTTCTTCCATCCTTTTGCCTTCTCTCTCGGATTCGACATCTTCATCTTTAAATTTTTTAGATAAATTTTTCAAATCTTCAATTCGTAAATCTTGAATCTCTCGACTATCCGGCAAACGAATTGGAATATTGACCCCGAATCCATTTTGATTAATAATATTTACATGAAAAGCAGCATCTGTATTTTTTTCAAAAATATTAGTTATTGCGATAGTACGATTTCCTATCTTGGCACGAATATTATCAATTTCAGGATCATAATTAAAATTTATTCCGGTTTTCTCTTTCAATTTTTTAGCTGTGATATCAGGATAATATTCCATATCTTTTGCAGATAATTCAGATTTTGATTCCACGATATTGCGATATAGATTCATCAATCTGTCCTGATTATATCTACTATATTCGTATTTGTTATATTCCTCAGACAATTTCTCAATTTCTATATTATTCGGATTTTTTTTAGATTGTTCTTCTTTTAATTTATTTTTAATCCTTTCTCGATTTTTTTCCGAAAAATCCTCGATATCTTTAAAATCATTTTTCCCAAATCCTTTGTCTTCTTTATGCTTATTGAATATTGTTTTCGCCCATTTTGCAGGAGTAGAATCTCCAAATTCTTTTATGTCAACGGCTGCCTGTAGATGATCTTCCATGATAGATAAATTTTTTAATCCGCGTTCTCCTCTTGCTTTTGTATCAGGGGATTCCATTATTTTAATAGCAGCCTTTCGCTGTGGTTCAATCAAAGATTGTCTTTTCCTTAATTCGCTCAATGGTAATTTTGATAAATACTCAATATCTTTTTCATGCTGCTGCTCCGTATAAGCGGAAAGATTATTTACTTTTCTCGGTTCTGCTTCCTTCTGCCCTTTTGCTTCCTTATAGAAATAAGTATACCCCTTCCCCGATGCCTTCGGAACACGTCTGACGTATTTATGTCCGGCCATCATGCCTCCGGCCTTATTCATTTTTAAATTCTTTTCCATTTCCGCCAACGCCGTATAATAATCCGGGAATTCCGTTAAATGATCACGGGCAATCTTTTCCGCAATTATTTTATTACTGGTATGCTCCATTTCAACTTTTATTCCCATCGCTAACTGTTCGGGATTGATCTTTTTTTTCTCACCTTTGTTGCTCAATCCTTCCGCGACGACACTGCCCAGCAATTTATATGCTGCCTGTTCTCCGATACTGTGTTCTTTTCCCAATCGTTCCACAAATTTATGGAAATCTTCATCTTTCGGATTCGGATTTTTCTTTAGAAAAGCAATAATCTTTTCCTGAATAGCTGTTGTATCAGACGCTTTCTGCATTTTATTTAATCCGAATTTATCCCGCCACTCATCAGTCATCTTAATATTATATTTTTGAGCCGCTGTGCAAATTTTTTGCGCAATCGCCCGGCGTTCGTTTTTATCGTAACCTTCATGATTGCGTGGGATACTAAAATGTGAAATAGCATCCCTGACATTTTGTTCAGAATCCAACTCATATTCTTTTCTATCCTCTTTCATGAATTTTCCGCTTTCGCTGCCGGCAATCGCGCGGGCCTGCGCGGGATCGGTCACGATAGCGCCGCTTCCGCTATGCAATTTCCCCGTCTTAAATTCATGCATAACCGCAGCAAATTTATCATCAGGATTCTTTAATTTTTTGCGTTTGTTCGCACCTGCGCCTAATTTATCGCTGTGCTTGTACGTGTCGGCAGGCACTGCCTTATCCATGCGGATAAATACGTTATCATAGAGACGAAGAAATTGTTTTTTCATCGAGGTATGTCCCCCTGTAATTCAATTGCTTCAATTTTTCTGTCATCTTATCCCTATGATACCACGATGTTATAATGATTGAAGATTTCTCGCTTAATTGCTTGATAATATCACTATTATATATATTTAATCCGTCAACTGTTTTATCTTTTTTCGAGGGTGTATCATCAATTAGCCCCGCAATATCTTTGTCGATAAGTTTTCCATTCTTGAAATAGGATTCATACATGTATAAGAATTCTTTACCCACGCCGTAGCAATAAATTCCATCCGGATTGAATATGTCTTTATCCTTTAATTTAAACAAAAATTCCATACTCGGTAACTTCAATTTCCCACCGAGTATATCCAGATTGTATTTTCGATCTGTAATTAATTTAAATCCATATTTTTTAAATAAATGCAATATCTGGTCGCGGGAAAAATGCTGGATATGCTCCTTTATGAGATAAAAATAGATTTCATTATATCTGGATTGATCGGGCACACTCACATATAAATAGCCGTCATTACTGATATGTTTTTTGATATTCATGATTGCCTGGTCAATGTCCCAGCAATGTTCGAGGATATGTTCGGCTGCAATGAAATCGTATTCGCCTGAATACAAGGAATTTTCGGTATTGAGCGTTACCAGTTCCGCGATATACCTGTCCATGTTATTTTGATTTATTATATATGAACGGTCGCCGTCGAAGAAATAATCGCAGAATATTTTCCTTTCCTCATATTTTGTGGACGTATAATTATTATCGACGTATTCCTGCAAGTAGTAATCGCATAAATTATTGATATCGCGTTTATCAAGCAGGTTAAAATGATGTCCGCAATCGCGGCATTGCAGTATAATAATATCTTTATAGATCAGGGAATTATCTATTTTAGCGGATTGAAATATTTTTACTTTTTTTATATCGCAGGATTTGCAGACGGGACATTTCGCTATCATATCATTTTCACCCATTCCCTCAGATAGGGATCATCCGGAAAATATCTCTGATATTGCCTGACACTGCCTTTATTCTCGGATGCCCACTGCGGATTTTCCCGGAATAATTTTCTGATATTATTTGCGGCCTCAACGTATTCCCGGAAAGGTTTTGCCGCCTGCCCCAACGATTCCAGAAATATTATTGATCCCGCTTCCATAATTTCATTTTTTTATCTATGGAATGAAATTTGTCAAACACATTATTCCATTGCCTTGCCGTAGCCTCTACGGAATATAATATCTGCGCGCGCCTGCGGATATTTCGGATGAGCTGCTGCATAGTCCCTGTGTTTATATTATTATAAATTATCTTAATAGTTGCGATTATTTCTTTCTCATTCCTGCGGACGAATCCGGCGATATTATTTTCACTTAAAATAAACGATTCCGCAGGATTATCGAAGGCAACGCAGGGCAAACCCGCTGCCATCGCTTCGCCGAGAACTTGCTCACACGTTCCGAAATGTGTACGCGCAAGAGGATATAAAAACATATCAAATTGTTCAAGATATTGTTTTATATCCTTTACCAATCCGGTAAATTGAAATTTATTACTTAATCCTCTTGCTTTGACCTGACCCTTGAGATTATCGAGGTCGCTGCCTTCGCCGACAACGATAAATTTTACATCGGGAATATTTATTTGCTCGCAGATATTGATGAATCCGGGATACATTTTACAGAAATCAACGGTACCGATATACCCGATATTAAATCCTTTATGTTTTTTCTTCTTTATTCTTAGGAATGGTTCGATGTTGCAGGAACTCCAGATATATTCCCTTTCTATTCCACAGGCATTACTTATCGGAGAGGTATAATAAAATGCGTCAAAGAAATTGATTAATTTATCGAAGAGAAGATATGGCGGATACAGCCCGGACATGTGCGACCATCCCAGCAATCTACAAGGCAGGATTTCCTTTGCCGTCAAAAATTCAAACATTGCGGGATGATTCCAGACGTGACATAATACGAAATCGTAATCAGAAATCATTTTGAAATCGAGTAATCTGGAATAATTATTTTTATTTTCGGGAATATCATTCAGATATGTTAATACATGATTATTGGTTTTATCCGAATCTACCCATCCCCTGATAACCGTACCGACGCCGCCGCCGTAATGAGTGGATACATGAAGGATGTTCATCAATAATTCCAATATTCATAATTTTGAATTATAAATTTAATATCTTCTGCTTTCGGATATATTTCTTTTTTTACGATATTATGCATTTTTTCATCCCATTGATGATGCAATCCGAATCCTTGATCAAGTTCTGATTGCGGTTGCCTCGTTCCAATCTGTATTTTCCTATGCAATATTTTTTCATTCCATGGGGAATAATCAAATCTTAAAATCATGAAATCTTTAGAATTATATTCTCCGTAATGACGTCCAATGGGATAAAAAATATTTTTATCCTTATGCAATAAACGTGATCTTCTAATCATAAAATTTTCCGGGCTACGGAATGGATTAATTCCATGAAATTTTTGTTTTGTTAAAGCAATATTAGAATCGGGATAAGTATTATCATTTTCAGGATGATCGACCATACATGTCATTGCGATTATCCAGTATTCATTCTGATTTATTTTTGAAAAATTACCAATTAAAAATTCAGAAGTATTTAAAACAATTCTGAATCCATCTATTTTTTTTTCATATTTTTCTATTTCACGATCAATTAAATACGCTTCAAAATATTTATTTTCTGAATCAATTACAGTCCAATGCGGACACAATTTCTTTATTATCGCAACGGAATTATCAGTTGAATTATAATTAATCATTAAACCATCATCGAATATTTCACGATGATGCCGAAGCCACCATGGAAGAAGATATTCTTCATTATAAAAATGAGATATTATTTTCATATTCTGGGATCACTCCATCCTTGCATGTTCTGCAAACACCTACTTTGGGACCGTCAACTAAATGATTCTTTCTCCATATAGTATATTTTTCATTATTAAATATTTCAGATATAGTTTGTTTTTTTATATTTCCCATTATAGCAAAAGAATGCTCAGGAATATCAGAACGAAGAGCGCAACAAACCATGACATTGCCATTATAATCTATATACATATTATGAAAAAGCTGAAGACAACGTTTTGTCCTAATATAATTAGTTGCCAATGGAATAGTATTTCCACGAGATGATCCGTCTGATATAAAATTTCTTGATCTAAATTGTATTCGTAATCTATCCATTTCTATCATATATTCAATTTTATATCCTGAAATATCTTTTATTATATGATATGGCAAGCCAATATTATCAAGTATTTTGATCATTGCTCGTTTATTTATGTCATAATCAAATTGGAATGGTTTAACATTATAATATTGTAAAAAAATTTCATTTAATCCGGCATCTCTCAATTCCATAAGATATTCCATGGAAATATAATCACCATTACTATTTGTTTTCAAATTAGCATTTGGAAGGGAATGACGTGCTTGTTGCAATCTTTTTAAAAATATATCCCTATGCGATGTTGGCTCATTATACCGGCTATATGTCACGTCTCCGGAATATTGTATTTCTTTCAATTGATTCATTACACTAAGATATAATTCTTCTTCCATAATATAATTTTTATTTTTGCGATCAATAAAAGAATTAGGACAAAACCAACATTGTCTATTGCAATATGAAAAAATTTCTATCTCAACAACTTTTAATTCATGTATCATTTGAAATGGTATCCTTCTCTCTCGAATTTTTTTACAATATCATCGTAAAATAAATTTCTTTCTTGAAAATTCCGGTAATGAATGCGGGCTTTCTCTGTTTCATTTCTATACGCATATATTTGATATAACATATAATGCGCTATCGCGTTTTCGGGGTAATGATTCGCCACATTCTGAAAATACGGCAGGCAAATATCATATTTTTTATTTTTAAAATTATAATTCTCCAAATAATTAACTTTGATATTCATATAATATGCGTATTCTTCGATTTCCTTTGGATTTACTCCCGGAGCCTGGATGTTGCATTTACTGGTAGTGTAATCATTATAATCATGGCTCAATAAATATCCGGATTCTTTACATTGCCGATATAAACGGCTTCCGGCAATAGGCACTACGATAAATATATGCGCCCAATCGATGCCTGTTTCTATTAATAAATTTAATGATTGCTTCCTGTCTTCATCGGTTTCAAACGGAAATCCGATAATGATGAAGGCGTGGAGACGAATATTATATTTTTTTAAAATTTTAACCGCGCTAAATACTTGCGCCCGGCGTAAAGGTTTATTGATTATTTCTTTTAATACTCTATCCGATCCAGATTCAATCGCAAGCGGCAAAACCTTGATTTTGCATTGACTTAATGCGAATGCGATTTCTTCATCAATCTGGAATACTGCGATGCCATTCGGGAATTCGATATTAATGTCTAAATTTTTAAATTCAGACAGAAGATATAATGCCCTGTCTTTATTCGCCAGGAAATGATCGTCTTCGATGAGTAATATGTCTAATTTATATTCATCAATATAATGCTTAACTGTTTCTATTACTCTTTGCGCTGACATCTTGCGAATTTGTTTACCATGTACTGTGCCATTGCTGCAATATACGCAGGAATAGGGGCATCCCCTGCTCGTGTGTATACTGACTTCAATTTTATTACTTAAATCCTTGTCGATATATGAGCGTCCATTATATCGCTTTAAATCAATATAGTTGAAATCCACGATAGGAATTTCATCAAGATTTTCAATAAAATCATATTGCGGCAGGATCCCATTTTTAATGGTGTCTCTCGTAATCCATGCGCGACTATTAATAGAATTTGTTTCTAATAATTTTTTAAATGGAATTTCTCCCTCGCCATAACATACCAAATCTATTTCCGGTACTTCATCGAATAAATTCTGATATAAATTTGTAGCTAATCCCCCGCCCACGATTAATAAACAGTGAGGAATAATTCTCTTACAAAAATGTGCGAGATATTTTAAATGTGGGAAGCATGTATTGAAAAGAGCGGAGATACCGATACAATTCGGCTGAAAATCGTTAAGTATTTTCTTTAAAGTATCAATTATGCCAATTTGAGAATCAATGCTTTGCGTATTGATTAAAATATCATTAACATCAAAAATTTTTATATCATGTTGTTTCTCAATGTTGATATAAGAAATGATAGACAGCACTCCATACGGCGGAGTCAATGTCGGCAATTTTAATCCGGCGCGTTTCGGACGATATTCGTCAAACGGAAGATAAGGGGGTATGATGAATAATATTTTATTTTTTGGCATGTATATCAATCCATCCAAGCGCTAAATTTATATTATCAATTGCTTTCAATTCCTTATACTTCATATATCGCGTCAGGCATTCATCAAAAGATAACCATTCCTTTTGAGGAAGATACTCTCCGAATTCACCGGATGAATATTCCGGATTATTCGCCTGATTACGTAACTGAAAAGCAGTATATCCGGCTACGAAAAGATAAGAGAATATTTTATAATAATCCAGCCTGCTTAATTCAAAACTTAAATATTCCGGGGTTATTCCCGATTCGCATATTTGCTTAATCAATAAATAATCAAATCCCTCGATGTCGCATTTTATGTAATATGGAATGCCGTAGGTTCGGATAAGATGTTTATAATTTACAGTCGGTATGTTTTTCGTCTCATAGGCTATCTTGCGATAATCAGCTTTTTCTTTATCCGCAGTTGACCAGTCGCGATTATCAGGGAATACGTAAAATGGAATTTCAGAAAGTACGTCAGAACAAAATGCAGCATTTAAAATTATTAAATTATGTTCACCTTTAAATCGTTTTAACCCTGCACTCACCAGAAAGGGATCTGCTTCTACCGCGATTACATTATATCCTCTTGATAGATATTTTGCGGTATCATTGCCGTTGTGGAATCCGAGATCGAAAATTGTTTTTTTGTTGTTATCCAATTACATTATCCTTTTCAATATTTCTTCGGCTTGCGAATCCAGACTGACAGGCATTCCCCGCACAAGCTGGTCGCATCCGCTGCAAATATTATTGGTTTCTCCGCGCAGCATATCCACTCTGAATTTTTTGAATGCGTCGCTATCCCATATCTTTTTCATAGATTGATGTCTCGCGTCCCCGATTATCATACGTTTATCCCAATCAAGAAAGCATACGGAAGCTCGACCATCGGCATGAACGGTATAGGAATAAAAAATATAAGGGCATATCCGGACATTATCAAGAGGCTGCCCATATACCCCGACATCAGGATTTATATTTTCAACTTCCGTGTCGTACCAGCATCCCATTACGTGTTCGATTGAGCAGCCGTCGCTTATCGGCTCAAAAGTTTTCAAAAATAAATTTCTGTCCGCTTCCGATAAGTAGTCTCCGTTTATTTTTACGAATATGATTGTATCCTTTTTGATTGAATACAAATGTTCGATATTACTAACTAATTTTGAGAAATTGACATCCCTGCCCGTGAAATCACGATATTGCGCCGATGTCATGCCATTTATGGAAATATTTATCCTGTCAATGCCAGACGCGATTAAATCGCAGTTATAAACCGGATTAAGAATAAATGCGTTTGTTGTGGTATCGACTTTTAATACTTTATCGGATTTTTTCGCGTATCGCACCATATCCGTAAAATAAACATTCATCAGGGGTTCTCCAAAACCATATAGCCGGATTGTTTTTACCGGATTCTGAAATTCCTGCAAATCATCGATGATTTTTTTATACAGATTGAAATCCATTGCTCTTTTATCTTTGATTTTATCATTCATACAGAATTTACATTTAAAATTGCAATATGAAGATGGATCTACGAATAATACCCATGGTGTTGAAAGAGGTATTGCCGGGGCTAAGGGTTCTCTGTTCTCTAATTGGATTCTATGCATTATTTTTTCCTATAAAAATATATGTTCACTCTGCTGCGTTGAAGTCGCAACACTGCAATTTCTGCATAATTCTAAATCCAGAATATTCCCTTTACTTATCTCATCCCGATAATGCCGGAATAATGCATGATTATATAATTCGATAACGTTTTCATCCAATATATTTCCAATATGAATATCCCCGAATTGATCACCGCAGCAGAATCCCATTTCACCATCGGAAAAAATTTTAAGTTTATATATTTCAGGGCAATGTATCTTCGGTAATATCTTCATGCCTTCCGGCACCTTCTGAAAATCTTCGCCTGCGTTATGGACATCGTATACTGATATCATATCTCCGTATTTTTTATCCAGTTTGTTTAACCAGAATTTCAGGAAATCATTCCATTCCTGACAATTCGATTCCTGCTTGGTAAATCTGATTATTATTTTTACATTTTTTTTCTGCTTGTCTCTTTCTTTAAGAAGAAAATCGATATTGTTTATAACGGTTTGAAGTTTCAATCCGATTCTGATATTTTCATAAACCGCTGGGGAATACCCATCGATACTGAAAATAAATACATCAATCCCCGCCTGTAATAATTGCATTGTCATATCTTCCGACAAAAGCATGGCGTTTGTAAATACTCCGACTTCGGTGAAATTATAATCTTTCGCTATTTTTATTTTTTTAGCAGTATCGGGGTCGATGAGTGTTTCCCCAAGCCCAAGCAATGAAAATATTTTAAGATTATTCCTGATCGGCAACAATTTATAAACTATTTTTTCAAAAATATCATTCGTCATGATTTCTTTTTTTCTGCTTCCCGCGATAGGGCACATCGTACATTTTGAATTGCATAATCCGGCAACTGTTTCTATTTGCACTTGCAACGGTATAATTTTTTCCATTATCTTATCCTGTGAGTATTAATATCGGTATTGTATCTGCCTTTTTCGTAAAAGGATTTGAAAACCCCTATTTCCGGCAATATCAAGATATCATCCGGCCATTTCTTGCGAAGATTCTCGGCGTATTGCCCGTCATCACATGACGACGCCTCCTGAAATCGTGTTTGTTTTAAGATGTCTCCCCTTACAATCATCTGACATAAATCAATATTTGCGACGCGGATATCGCTAAGTTGATGTAAATACAAGGGAATTGCCGGCCATTGATACGCGGCATCGATAGGGGCAGGAGAATTATCTCCTCTGCTCGCGGAAAAAATAATTATTTTAGCAGTTGTGAATTTCATTATTTTTGAAATAAATCCGGGAGCGTACATATCGTCATCGCCGAGAAATCCGTAGTAATGGTCGTCAGAAATAGTTGCCAATTCAATAAATTTATTCAGCTTTTCATATCCAACCATGTAATGATTTTTTATTTCAGATACTATGGGCTGGATAAACGGTTCCGTATCTTTTTCAAAATATTTTATCTCATGGGGTTCGCATATTGGATGCCAGTAAACATCCATATTTTTAATATCTTGTTTTATCGTTTCATGCAGGTATTCCCTGTAAAAAGCCATTATTATATGAAAATTCAGCATTGATTTACCTCAAAAATTCCTGTCCGCGGGACCCGCCGGGAAGATGAAAATGCTTACATTTTATTTTTGAATAATTCGCTAATTCAAAATTATTCCCATTTCGGCAAGAATCATAGCTTATCCACGCATCTGGAAACGCCCCCAGATTCTCCGTTGACCAGCGGAATGGGATTTTTTCAATTACTTCTCTCTTGTATAACGCGCATCCGCTGAGTACATGATGAGTAGGCTGAAAGGCATCGGGAAGGCTAAACATTTCCGGGGTATGAAATCCGGGGTAATAAATCCCTCCGATAACGTCTGCTTTATCGATCACTTCATTGAACGACTGCAGCCAATCCGGAGGAGGCATAACGTCCGATTCAAGTATTACGAAATATTTACAGTTTGTTTTTAAAAACATATCCCTGAGAAAATTCACGGATTCCGTGACATTGCGAAGGAATAGTGTCTGCCTGTCATCGCGGGATACTACGATGTGATCGATGCTGCAATTTTGAGATAGCTGAGAAATTAAATCCTGTAAGGATTTGACATATTCCTCGTCGATTGAATTATCAACGACATGAACTCCGGCGTCGCCGATATCGCTTTGGAATAAATTTTTGAAAAATTGCTGGTCGCAGTAATTTTTGCACTCATTTGTGTATATTGCGATGAAGAAATCGGAATAATTTATCATAGGTTTAACCCCTTATCGATTATTTTTATTTCTTTACTTTTATCATTTTACCTTTAAATTTGTAAAGAATATTTTTATAAAAAGCCTTCAGCATCTTTTCATTATTCTGAAAAAAAGAATCAATTAATGGCATCAATTTTTCCCGGAATATTTCTTCCGTGGGGTGATTACCCGTATCCCATTCCGCGACAATTTCTTTATTATTCGTTTTTATCGCCCAATATTGTTCCATAGCGCGGGCGAAGCATTCACAGGTACGGTTTTGATATACGGATTTCTGCCGAGATTTCATGTTCTTCCTGAATACTGCCGCGATCTGGCCCGCCTCGCTATCGGGATTATCGGAAATGTAGTGCCTGTCCGATTGCTGCCCCACGTAATAATCCATGAAGTGGCCGAATTCATGGGCGAGGATAAAACCGGTTCCTTTCTCTCCGTATTTCGCGGTTACGCCGATTGCTTTCATTGACGGGCAAAATAATCCAGATGCTTTCCTCGCGTGCATTAAGACGTCCCCGGAATGCGATATCTTTAACCCGAATTTCTTTGCCATTTCCGCACGATTCCCAAAAATCTGGTACACGTCGGTGAGTGCGTTCTGGATAGCGCTGATCTCAGCGTCGCTTATTTCGGCGCCATTCTGACGCTTAACCTTAACGCCATAATCATTTAATAAATTATCCTTTAATCCAACATCTCCGTATGCGGTTTCCCTGCCCTTGGCATGAGTATTATAGTATTCCTCGATCTGAATTTCCATATCCTCAGTTTTCTGCTTCATGTCCTGGCGGATTTCATTATATAATTCCCAAGTTTTCTTCCGCGTCTCCCCGGCCTTATCGGATTTCCCGATAAAACCTTCGATAAAATCCATCTGCGCGTAAGACATTTTGTTTTCAGGTATTACAGAAATTCTTTTTGCTTTTCTCTTTACCCCCGATTCCTCAATCTCTTTTTTCTGCTGCGCCTTTGCTTTCTTCAGGTAATAATCATGCATAGCCGCGAGGACATCCCTGTTTACAATAACATAAGCGTTACTTTTATCGAACGAAGTAGAATAAGTTCCTGTCTGTACGGGTACACCTTTATTAACCTGCACGACATATTTATCTTCGGACATCTTATAAATCGGCAGAAGATTGTGATTATATCTGAGATAACTTTCCTCGACATCCGGGATATATGCAGGCTTCTTCTCTGTTAAAATATTTTTGTCGCTGACAAGATAAATGTTTTTTGGAATTGCTCCGGAATAATCCTTTGCCGTGAATTTCGTATTATCTGCCCTTAGAAACGGGATAACAAATTCTGTTTCTTTCGGCGAAAATTCAACCACAGGCGTTTCTATCGTTTCCGGCGGTTCCGGTATTCCCATGATCTCACGCTCTGCTTCCGCCCGCGTTTCCGGGGTAACCGTGTTAATTGCTTTTGAAATTTTAATGTCTGCTTTTTTCTGTGCGGAGGTTTCTTTTTCTTTTATTTTTTCATCTTCCAGTAATTTCTTAGCGTAATCCAATTGCTCCGGATATGTAGAATTCTCAACTTTGCCTTCATTCGCATCAATAGTTTTCTGAATAGAATCAATTACTTTTTTGATGTCTCCGCCATGAAAATCAATAAAATTTTTTACACTGATGCGAACATGTTCTTGCATAGATTCGGAAAGATTATCAATCGTTCGTTGTTTTTTAGTTGTCGGTTCAAAATTAGCAGATGGTTCTAATCGCTGATTATTCTTTTCATCACGAATTTTTATAATTTCATTATAAGCGTCATCTAAATTATGTAATACCCATCCTTGATCTGTATAATGTCCTTTTTTTGTATTTACTCCTTCTTTTAATGCTTTGTCCCTTGCGTCTCTCACTTGGACAAGTATTGCTTGAATTTCTCCAGTAGATTTATTTGAAATATTTTTATCATAAACTTTTTGAATAATTTTATTATAATAATCTTTCGTTTGTTGTTCTTCCTGCTTCCCCTTTAATTTATCTACAAAATCAGGAAAAGATTTATCAACTGCCGCAGGCAATTCCTTTGATTTTATTTCTTCCCATATCTTATCTATTTTCTCCCTTACCTTTAATTGCAAGGGAGAATTAGGGAAAATCTTTAAAGCCTTTAATGTTAAAGAATCTCTTTCTTTTTTTAATTCATCAAGAGACATCTCTTTCAATGATTTCCCCTTAATATCGGGAGCATCCTCTTTCTTCCCATAAATATTATACAGCTCCCGCATTACCGATAACTGCAAATTCTTTCCCGATACCGAAGGTTTCTTATCCTTCGCAGCGGCGGGCTTCTTGTCTTTCTTTGGGGTTTCAGATTTCTTCTCCTTCTTCCCCGAAAACAAATTATCCCATTTATCCTTGTGGTTGAAATATTCCGATACATGGTCTTTCCAGCCGTCCCATGTCAGATTATATTTCTTTGCGATGTCATGAGATTTATAATCGGCGTCAATTTTTTGCATAGCCTGTTGAGTATCTTTGAACCCGAAGAATTCAGCGATCTTCGACAGCCATCCCTTTTGCTGTTCCTTTCTGAATTGATCGTATTCACCCTGGCTATAGAAATAGTTGAATCCTTTGCCTGTGGACTTGGGCACGCGCCTGACATATTTGTGGCCGGGCCGGATGTCGCCGAGGGCTTTGGTCATATCTGGATTATATATTTCTGCTTTATAATAATTTATTGTTCGTCCATTAATTTGTTTTTTTATTTTAGAAATTATTTTGTATTTAGTTCCACGTTGTGCAATAAATTCTTTTTCTAAAAAATTGCCTTCTATTTCACCATTTCTTTCTTTAACATTGACACGTTTACTAATCATAGGTGCGACTGCATCGCCTTTTTTAAAGATACATTCTAAAATATCGTATCCTCCATGTTGTGTTGCTTCAAAAGGATCACTGCTAAAAGAAGAGAAAGCCTTATCTTGTAAAATTTTTCCAACCTTTAAGTTTTCTTCCGCAGCAAATCCTCGATAAAGAGTGATAGGATGCGTTATTCTAAATTTATTGATGAAAAATTCCATGTCAGATATAATTCTTTTTTCCTTTTCATTATCTACGTTATCGTTTCTCAAATCTTTATTGATATCCTTATACCAAAAATTACTATACTCGAACATGGATTCCAATATTCGCTCGCCGCTAACTCCATCAATGGTTTGGTTTTCAAATTTTTTAATATCGTTCATATATTCTTTATTAATATATGCTTTATATTTCTCTTCAGTATCGAGTTTAATTTCTTTTCCTTTCCCCTGCCCCTCTTTATAAAAATATCTCCACCCACCTTTCCCGTCAGCCTCTTTGCGAATATATTTCGTCATGCGCGCTTTCTGCATCTTCGTATAATATTCAGGATCTTCCTCCAGCCGCTTCAGTGCGATCTTTGCCGCTACAACAGTGCTGCCTGCTTTTTGCAACTCTATCTCTATGGCTGCGCGGAGGGTTTGAGGAGAGTAATTCTGGAAAAGTTTCATATTGGAAACTCCTTTTTTAATCTTTCATATTCTAAGTCAGACATAGAATCAAATTCGTTTAATCCATTCGGAATTATTTTTTTAATTTGTACAACTAAATGAGTATGTTTTAGAATATCATATTTTAAAATAATTTTTCCGATATATTTGGCTTTTTCCATGTCGGAATATTTTACGGATTCCAAATGCTCTTTATATCCTTTTTTATCAAAATTAAAACTATCATCAATCACATTGATACCGGCAGGATAAAATATTTTCGTGAAATTATCATTCTCGATGTCTTGCATATTCTAAATATTCTCCGTATGTTTTTATTAAATCTTTTATTATACTATGTGATTCCTTCTCTGCATCGACTGCATATTTTATTAAATTTTTATGATAAACAAATAGCTCAATTCTCTTGTCAACTGGAATAACTTTCTTTACTTTTAATTTATAAACAATATTCGTTTTATTCTTTTTTGTAAAAATTTGTATTTCTTTTATTTGATTTAAGATTAAAAATTTTAAATCATCATCAGAAAAAGAAGTTCCATTCGTATGATTATGAATAAATAATTTAGCTTTTTTCATATTCCTGACTTGCCGTTCAATAAATCTGATATGATTTCTTTCCCCTTCCCTGTAAGCTAAAATTTCATTTTTATCGTTCAAACATAAACCGTGTTCAACTTTTTCACTTCTAATAAATTTTATAAATTCATTTAATGTTGCTTCATCAATTCTCCTTGGTTTTCGATTATCTGATTCTTTGTAATAATATCGATATCCGCCTTTCCCGTCAGATACCTTCCGAATATATTTAATCGGACGGGCTTTATTCATTTTATAAAAAATAAATTTCAATTCATCACCTTAACTTAAAATCAAAATTCACGGATTTTACATTAAAATATTCCTGACTGAAAATAATAACTTTCTCAGGGCTGAATTCTTTGCATGAAAATAAATTGATATAGCAGTCGTTGTGTCCGTTGTCTTCCCGGCAATGAACGGTGATACTGCTTGTCATCAGGAACTGGAATGCGGATATTCCATTGATGTCGCCTTCGCCGAATCTCTCAACCATGCATTCGCCGTAAGGCTTCATATCTATCAGAGAAAGCACTTCCGCGATATATTTGCGCATTGGCTCCTTCTGTGTTATCGCGTCTCTATCGCAATCGAATAAATCGAGTATCAGTTCCCAGCCCCAGTGCTTTTGCTCCATCGATTATGCCTCCGGTTTATAATTTTTTCATTTTCATCAATCCATTGATTTAAAGATTTTTTTTCTTCTATTAGCTTTTCTTGTCCTTCTTTTGAATAATAATCTTGATATAAAGAATTATCCAAATTTATTATATTATTGTTTTTAATTTCCATCAGAATAAGGTTCTTTAGAGTTTAACTTTATCCATTCCCTGATTTTTTTCGTATTTGTGGGAATGATTGAAATAATATTTTTCTCCCATCCCTTTTGATAATTAGCGAGATAGCCCGCGCGGGCTTCCTCTATCGATTCATATCCGAACATGATCTTGCATTCATCGAATATGCCTTGCTTCCCCTGATTTATGACGAACGCTTTCGATGCGCCCAGCTTGGGGCCGATGAAACAATCGACGGGATCATAGTCGTTACCTTCAGTTCCAACGATATATCCATAATGTGATTTCATTCGGGATACCCATTTCTTGCCGTCTTCTCCTATACCCCAGCGGATGCTGCCTTTCGGATTCTCAATTGCAATCCGAATATCTTTGAACGTCACATACCCTTTTCGGTAGTTCTGCGCCAGCTTTTGCGCTTCCGTCGGAGAGGTATCAACGTCCATTTCCTGCAACTGCTTCCGCACCTTCAATATTTCTTTCTTCGGATTAAGCTTGTCCTCAATAATCGTCAGTATTTTATCCAGCTTCTGCGGGAATCGAATTGCCGTTCCCCCTGCGTCCTGCCACGGTTCCAGATTACAGGACATATCATCAATTAAAATACTCTTATCGTCAACGACGTATTTAGCCTTATCCTTTTCAAAGATTATATCAAATTCTTTTCCGATGTTGTCCTCCACCCACGCCGCTTTATCCCATTTGCACCAGGGCATACCCTCCATCGGAGTGGTCAGGAATACAACATTATATTTCTGCTTCAACTGGTTCAGCAATTCCAGCCCCTGCGGTATCACGGGCAGGAACCTGAAGAAATGCGGGTTCTGGCGGCAGAATTGATTAATGGTAAAGTCGTCGTCTTCGTAGGCGTCTCTGCCGAATTGCTGCTTGTAGCCAGCGACGAATCCGGCGACGACTCCGTCCATGTCTAAAAAAATTGTGTGTTTCATTGTTATATCCGTTGAATTAGATCTTTTTCATTAACGTCGTCACTTAATTTGAATCCCCATTTGCTAATTAAAGACAATGCATGTTTAGGATTGTCTTTAATTTTTTGTCGAAATTCTTTTTTAGTTTTTTTATTCTGCAAAACAAATTCATCCCTATCCGTATAACATTTTGATATATTGTTTTCACATAAAGCCTTCATTGTTATTCCTTTAGCAATTCAGGATTCTCATAAATATTTCCAATAATTCGTAAAACTTGATTCCAAATATACGGTTTAATATTCCCATTATCTTCTATGTCTCTGCATTTAAATCTACTCCATTCTTCATCCCATTCGATATGACAAATGCGTTGAATTACATCATCTAATTTGACAATATCACCTTCATAAATATCTTTTCCGTTCTTATCTTTTAGTCCGGTATATTGCATTGGAATATATAAATCAGAATTCATTAAAACGTCTGAAATATGTGATTGATGTCCGTTTATATCAATTAATTCCGAAGGGCAAAACTTTCCTTTTAATTCTTCTGGACAAATTCCAATCCCATTATCATATGGTTTTGGATACTTCATTGTGCTTGTGCCCTTATCCCAAGCCCTGAATTTTATTTCTTTCATGATCTTTACCTCCTATTTATTTTTAATTATTTGTCGCTGATTTTATCTGTGCAGGAGAAAAAGCGACTATTTGATATAATCTTTTTTTCTCTCCTGTTTCATAATGAATAACTCCATCGTATCCCATTTCAATAAGTCTATTGCGTAATTCCAATGCTTTTTCAGTATTCGTAACGGGCTTTAATTCTTTTGGTAAACTTGATGCTTGCCTAACTATAAATGGATTCTTAATGCTTAAATAAACAGGAATTATTTTTTCTCCATACGTTTTACTTACTTTCTTATCCGGAGAAAAATAAAAACCCTTTCCCCACATTCCGGGATCGTTGTTACTCCCAGTTTTATCTAAATCAAATTCTTTAAATTCCTGATTTGTTCCATGATACACAACCAGCGGCTTTCCCTCTTTATCAACAACCTTGGAATCGCTGAACCATTTCTTAAATTCAGCCGTTTCCGTCTGTTTTACTTCAAATTGAGAAGACTTTTTTTTTACATCCTCCTCGTAAATATACCGCCACCCGCCCCCGGCTTTCGGTATCTTTTTAACATATTTTGTCATCCGCGCCTTTCTCATCTCCTCCATTTCCTGCCAGTCGATACGGTTATTTAGTACGGGAACTACTGCCTTGCCGAATCTGATCATCCTGCGCCCGCGCTCGTATCTCTCCATGTTCTCAGCCTGCACCTGCTCAGGAATACTTAAATCCCGGATGCTGTCAAATGTACCTTTTTTAACGATCCTTTTCCCGGTTGTTATATCCAGTTTCGGATTCAGGTAATCGAATAATTCTTTCCCTGATAATGCCCATGTTGCAGCCGCGATCTTATCCCGGCGCAAGCGGTCAAATATCTCTTCCAGCATACGCAACCCCTCCGGCTCCTCGTATTCGAGGATATTCCGAAAAGATTTATTTAAAAGCAAACTCTTGAGATACCATTTATAAACGGTACAAAAGAATTCCTCCGGCGCCGACCTCTCCCATTCATATTCAAATATCCCGGATACGCGCAGGAACTTGAAATATTCCTTGAATCGCGCCTGCTCGTCCGGTTTGAGGCAATCCCTCCAGAAGACGTGCCCGATCTCGTGCATGATATTATCAATAAAATTTTCCTGACTGTAAATGTTAATGTTATCGCCTGAAAGCATCGATACGATTTTTTTCTTTTTCAATTCGTCGGTTTGCGGCAGGAAATTGATGATTACGCTATGCGGGGGCAGGAATAAATCGCCGACTCTAAGATTTCCGAATATGGATTGTGCCTTTAAGTCGTAATCGCCTTCCCATTCGTTTCGGCCCTGGATAATAAAAAAATCCCGCTTGTCGCAGGCGGGATCGGGATGATTTACGTCTTCATCCTCTGAGAATCCTTCCGTTTCATCCTCGATAATTACGGCTTTGACCATGCGGCCGATCTCTATTCTTTCTTTTTTATCGGATATAAAATGTTTATCTTCGTATCCGATGATGAAATGGTCCTGGATGAAAAAGGGCGAGTGCTCGGAAATTGCTTTCCTTAATTCGCGCGGGGAATAATCTCCGTAAGAAATTTCATATTTATTTTCTAAAAATTTTTTTATTTCGGAAATATCTTTTTCATGAATTTTTTTCCCGGAAATTTTTAAGATAGAATCTTTTTCCATGTTTTATTTTTTCTCCTGGAAAAAATATTTTTTCTTTTTATGCGGAAAAATTATTTTTTTGTCAAGAAATAAAAAAATTGACTTTTTTTTATTGTTTCATAAATATTTCAGGGAGAGGGCAAAAATGTCTATTCATCAATACTTGGGAAAACTTGGAAGATTGCTGCCTACTCTCACGGAATGGGAATGGAACAACATTTTCCAGTTCATTGATTATTTTAATTCAATCGAATACAAAGACGAAAGAATCTCAATCCCTGAAATCAACTGGAAGAAAGTAAAGGAAGTTCTGGAATTGATTGAAAAGATTAAGTAGTGTACTCCTTCACAATCGCTTTGCAGTATTCCGTAATTACTTCATGTACGCGCCTATTGACCTCAGCCAGCACTTTCTTGTATACGGGTTCTGCCGCCTTTCCCGGATGAATCCAACCCTCTGATTTCTCCGATACCGTGCGAAATATCCCATACATCTCATGCCGTTGCCGGGAGACGTAACGCGTTAGACCGGAAACATCGATATCCTTGCCTTTCACTGTAAGACTTCCGGAACCTAATCTGCCGCCGCTCCTGACGAGTTTATGCATTGCATCGGTCATTTCTCTGCCACCAAATCGTGATTGCATTGTTCCCTGCCCCTCTTTTCTTGGCGTTGATACCGGGAAAGGAATACTGATATACCTTATCCCAGCTGCACTGATTTTAGCCTTTTTACTCTTTAATACGGCCTCTTTAATACTGAATGAGCGCATCCCTTTCTCGATCATTTCTACATACATCATTAATGGCTTATTCGTTGTTTTATCCTTCGCAGAGTCATCAATATATATCTCTCCGACATTACCCTTAACGTCAGCTTTTATTGCGGCGGCGTATTTTGCGCCCCAGCCCGTACTGACTCCGCGGGCTTCGGCTTTCCAGTGCTCCTGCATCCCATAAGTCAAAACCTCTATAACATCGGGGAAGCTTCCGTCAATCGCCTTCACAATATTATAAAATTGCTCCTCGGATGCCTGCGAACCCGCTGCCTCCAGCGATCCCGCAATTGCATCTATAATCATTTCCGGATTGATATCAAAAGGTGTCATTTGTTTCTTTCCGCTTCCTCAAATATTTTCATGTCCTGACTATTTCTGCGATTGACCGGGATGGGCCCGCTCGAATCCTTGCGCCATTGCTCAAGCTTAAAATTGTATTCCGCGGGATCTACCGCCTGGTAGATATTGCCATTAAATTGAACTAAATCATTCCCGACAGAAACGGGTTTTTTCGATTCTTTTTCTTCCCTTGATTGCTCGGAATAATCGATTTGTTGAGGAATAAATTTTTTCTTTTTCTGCGCGTATTCGACATCATCAGTTTTTGGATTATAAAATTCTTCCTCTAAATTTATGGGCTGCATCGTAGCCACATTATTTGGATGTCCGGGGCAAACAGCCTTCATCCATTGATCCTGTTTTAACCCGATATTCGATTTTCCAACCCAAACTGCATATTTTACGCCATGTGGATCTTTTATTCCTATGCTTGACAAGGATTCGTCCTGTTGATCAGAAACAATTGATGCAGGGACCAGCCTTGCAATAGTTCCCCTTGCCGCCTGACACCATTTACATTGCCCGCCTGTACGGACAAAATACCGCGCCCTTTCGGGATCCTTTAGCGACTCCATTGCATCAGCTTCGTAAGGCGCGAGTATCCCAGCCTCATAGCTGGCCGCCATCTCAGTTGAAGATATTCTTGACCAGTTCCGGCGTAATGACTCCGCGCTGTATTTATTCGTTAATTTTTCGTTTTTTTCCAGATTCCAGTACAGGTCGGAGGCCACCTCGACGGGACTGCGGTTATTATCTATCCCGGTCTGGATTTGATTGCGGATAGCACTCTGAATCTCTTTCCCGCTATTTGTGACATACATCGCGATAGAAGAATGTTGCTTATTCAATACATTCTTCTCCGCGTTAGTGAAATCGTATTTTTTATAAGCGTCCAGCAATCTCTTCGGCATCCGGCCCCGATATTGATCCGTTGCGACCTGAAGTAATGATTTATTTTTATACGGCTTTTTTCTTCTGCGAAAATCGGTTGTCTGTTTTCCCAGAATGTGCGCCTTGACTGTTATTTCCTCGGCTACGGGATCAGTATATTTCCGCCAGTACTTATCGAGATAATCCTCGAATTTCTGCCACTGCCGCGGCGACATCGGCTTTCCCGTGCCATATAATTTTTGTTTGTATCTGAATTTCGGAATGCGGTAATCGAATATACGCTTGAATCTTTCAAATAATCCTTTAAAAAATTCAGCTTTCTTTAGATCGGAGGGATTTGAATTTGCAAGAGAATATGCCTGCGACGGCGACAGCCCCAGGTTAATTGCCACGCCGGTATATATTTCATTAATGAGCGCGAACATATAAGCATTCCAGTATTCCCGGAGTTCGCTTATATATTTTACGTCATATTGTTCCTGATCCTGAAGTTGTAATTCTTCGTCCATAATCAGAAGATTTTACAAGGGAAAGGAAAAGTCAAGAAAAAATTGATTGACAAAATATATCACTAATATCAGTATCGGGCTTCATTGTATTTCTTTTTTCCTGTTTCTTTTTCTTTTGTGGCGGGGCTGTCCCCGCCGCTTTGAAATCTTAACAACACAAATCAACCATACTTGACCGCCATCCCCGGCGGTCTTTTTTTTATTAAATTAATAATTTCACATCCTTTAATGGTATCTGAATATTAGTCTTATACAGTTCTTCAACTTCAATTAAATCAATTTCCATTTCTTCAGCGGCTTCAACAGGTGACTTAATCCAGCCATTTAATCTACCAGCTTCAATATTTAATTTTTTCATAAATTTTTGATTAAATTTACAATGGATATTCCCATTTTTATAAATACGAACCCGCATGAATTCTTCCGAATCATTCCCAAAAGTAAAAATATTTTCTTTTCCGGGCTTCCATAAATAATTCATTGTAGATTCATTTACAGTAAAACCTAAATTTTTAGCAATTGTAATGATGTCATTTATTTTTTCATGCACATTAATATTTAATCCATTTTTTAAATCACAAGAATATCCATTAAAAGTTGAATAACATTTAAAAACTAATCTGTAATCTAAAACATAATGTGTATATTTCCCTTCCCGTAATTCACAGTTAAACCTCCAGCCATCTTCAATAAACTTACTATTCGATTTATAATTTTTTACATTTTCAGAACATGACATCCATAAATAAATTTCTTTCAACTGTTCATCAAAATAAAAATTTGCATTCTTTATTGCCCACAGAACTATTGCATAAGCATTATCAGCGGTAAAATCTATATTTGTATTTTTAGTTAATTTTTTTAAAAGTTTTTCCCTGCTATTCTTTGTTAATCTGTCGGTGATGGTATTCAAATGGTCAAATAATTCTTGCCAATATAAATTCTTTATTCCTTTAATTTTTAATTTCAATCCTTCTTTTAAATTTGGAATATTTACTCCCAGTTCTTTAAAAATACTATAATCTAAAGACTCAAGTGCTTTATAGTTATTCAAAAGTTTATCCATGTCTTTTCGATACAATTCTTCCAGCCTATCAATTAAATTCTGACCCTTAACTATTTCATCTTGAATTTTTTCTTTTTTACTTTTGCCTTCTTCATATTCAGAATAATATTTGCCTTCCATTGCATCTATTTTGAAAAAAGAATCAAACCATATTTCAAAAGGATCAGATTTGGGGTCATTATTATGATATGAAATATACGCTAAATCAAATCTAATAATATCAACTTTTGCGCGTGCAGGTCTATCGGCTTCAAGAAAATCAAAGTTGCCTAAAACTTTATATTCAATTTTTCTTCTCTTTATTATTTCCTGCAATTCTTTATTCTTTTCCCATCTTTCAGGAATAACTAAATATATATAACTGCAATTTGCTTCTGTAATAATTTTCTTTGCCCATGACTCAAATTCAGAATATGGAGGATTGCAAAAAATAATATCAACTTTTTTGTCAATAAGTGATTGCTGATGAAAATCTGTTCCTATAATATAAATATCTGCATCTAAAGAATTTATTAAAATAGAAGATTTCTCAATGGCATATTTTGTAAAGGAGTATCTGTCTTTAACGTAACCGCGTTCATCTTTCTCTTCCGGATTTAAAGATTCAAGAATTTTAAAAAAATTGCCGTTTCCTGCTCCTACATCAAGAATGGAATAATGAAAATTTTTTGTATGTTTATTTTCTTCAAGATGATGAATATCTTGATTTATCACTTCAATAATTTGTTGAGTAGTCGGATAAAATTCAAAATCTTGATCGCCTTCTTTAATTGCCTGAATCAATCCTGTCTGCATTATTTTTTATCCTTCTTTAATCGAATTTATACAACACAACATAATCTCCGTCCTCGCGCTTAATCTCATACGTGAAATCCAGTCTTTTTTGATAGTGCGACAGAAATCTTATCATTGCTTTTTTAGTTGTAAAGGTTCTGGATTTCCACATGCGGCAGCCTCCTGTTTGAAAATTACTTGCCGGGTTTCCCCGGCTACTCTGGATTAAGCATACAATTTATTTTGAAATTCTGACTGTAATATTATTGTATCTGATACAGTTTTAATGTATTTGTCAATATTTCCGGATTCGTCTTGTATTTCCCATAGTTCCATTGTCCAGTTTGCTCCCGGAATAACTTTGACGGAATTTAATAATATTGCATGACCCTTTTTTTCATAATTGCGTAAATCAGATATTTTCATATTTCCTCTTTTTGTCCTGCTATTCATGCCGGCAGGACCCGGACATATTTTATTTAATTATAAGGTGGGCAGGGAAGACGTCCTGCCGTTATCCGCAGAATCACTTGCGGCCTACCTTGTCTTCGCGCGGGTCTCTCTCCGCGTTGAGCTGTCTGTCCAGCGTCTGCCGGCATTTTCTATCCTGCCGGAAGGAGAACCGATTGATCTGCTTCCGTCGGTTTATCGGAATAGAAATTACATAGTATGCCCGTGCAATCGGGAACGAACTTTCTTCGTACGGGATTTCCGCCCGTCTGTAATTTCCGGCCTGTCTTATCGATAGCAGGAGGCCATTTCTGCCAGACAGGGTTTTCACCCTGTTTCGACTAAATTAAAATTTTCTTCCTGCGACCCGAACGAAGCTAATTGCGTTCAGGCCTTTCGTGTATTCCCAGTTTAATTCTCTGGGAAAATCGGGATCATCTTCGGACAGGCAATATCTTGCCTGTTCTTGTTTATACACCAGGTATAAACTTTTTTCCGCCTCAGTAGGCGGATGCAACAGCAGCTCTTCTTCCGCTGCTATTATTTCCTTATCTTCAGCAACGCGCTGATTCGACTCCTCATTATCCTGAAGCGCCATGACATGAGCGCACTCAGGACAATCCCATGCATATACGATGAGGCCGCAAGCCTTGCCTTGCGCGCCTTTAGACATAACGACGTTGTGGCGGCACAATATGGGGCCGTCGTCGTCGTCATACATTCCATTTAAATTAAACATTTAGTAGCCTCCTTTGATTTATGTAAAATGGATCAAATTATGATCCATTTTACGTGACGGAATATGTTTGTTTTTGAAACGCTTCCGTCAGCGTTTCTATTTTCTTTATAATCCCGCACCGAGTGCGAGAAAAATTGTGTAAATTTTCCGGCAATTTTTTCTGAAAAAATAGAATTGAAAGCCGGAGAACCGCCTGGAAGGATGAAACCTTCCAGGGAGTTTTCATTAGCAAACGATATAATATCGTTTGCTAATTTATTCAATTCTTCAATATCTGAACCGCATTGCGACAGTTCAGATTTAAGAGATTCGGGAAGGCTGACTATTTCAGCCCCCTGAATCTCTTGGCTTTCGGTCAATTCATGATTGACCATTTTTAATAATTTCATTTGATAACCTCTTAGTTTCGGACATTTTTAATTTCTTTCTATATATACAATATATAAATGCTCTCATATTGTCAAGCAATAAAATAAAAAAATTCACAAAAAAAAGCCCGCTGTTTCCAGCAGGCGAAAAGAAATAATATGGAGGGATTTAATAGATAAAGCCTATTTTAATTCTGACAGACATCTTGTATAGTTACTTAATTTTTTTAAATCATCGTATTCTACAGGTAATGGATTTCCTTTATCATCTATTCCGAATACTTCACCCTGACAACTTAACCGATGTAATTTTTTAATACAATAATCGTATGCCGGTACTGTTGCTGATTTATCTTTGCTCTCATAATACATTTTAAAAGTGTTAAGACACATGTTGCATTCTGCCGGAAGCTCGTCTTTCCATATAGGTTTAAAGCTCATGCAACATATCAGGCTGATTGCCATGATCACTAAAACGATAACTATTACTGCGGTTATGATATGTTTTTTGTTCATACATTTACTCCGGATTGAAAATTAGTCCTGCTCTCAATGCTTCCGATTTCTTGTTGTAATCAATTAAAAATTCGCCGTATCCTCTAAAGTACTGTACATAAATGTGGGGCCTGAATTTTGTAGTAAATATTCTGAATGAAAATTCGGCTTCATACCAATAAAATTTATGAGTGAATTCACCTTTAAGAGAAATACGTTCATGTCCTAAATAACCATGCCGGCTTTTAATCTGTGCAAATACTTCTGTTTCAAAAAATCCAATATAACGTTTGATATCGTGATTCTTATTTGCGACGGAATAGAACCCGCCGGCTTTCTCTCTTATTCCGATGTTGATAAAATCTCCGTAACTGATTTGAGATTCAATAAAATATCTATCTGTACTGCGGTTGTCAATGCCGGATTTGCCGTTGCTTTTGTGTTCGTAAGGTATTAAACGAATAAAATCGAATACTTTAAAATTTTCTTTCTCATACATTAGTGAAGGATTGTAATCCGAGCAATGAAAAGGGCTTGATCTATCGTATATATTCCACTTATTTATTTGCGTATAAGTAAAATATAAGCCAGTATCATAGGGATAAAATAAACCGTATTTAAATGATACCTGGAATTTTACCTGATTGGAGATATTTCCAGCGGCAATGTATGTCGATTTATACCCGGAAATTGCATCCATCCCAAGCAATTTTTCTGATATTACATAAGGGGATATAATAACTATTAATGTAATTGCCATACTAATAAAAAATTTTCGTTTATTCATTTTATTTTTCCCATAATCCATGCCTTGATTGACATTGCTATCTCGGGATTGATAATAAGCGTTATCACCCATGCTATTAAAAGTATAATTAAAAAAAGAAAAAATTCTTTCGTTTTGTAAAAAATTATTTTATATATTAATCCCATCCATGTGTTAGGAATTTCTTCCTTTCTCATTTTACTCATCGATTAGTTCCCTCAGTCTTCTAAAAAATCTAACCTGCGATTCACAGGAATACAACTCCCGGATAACATGGAATATTCCTTCAGAAAGTAATTCCGCAGCTTTTTCCGGTGTACTACTTCCATCAAACAACAAAATAAGCGCGCTTTTAAGGTGTAGAAGTATCGATATTGCCATATCATAGTTGTCCCTACGGCTGAATTAATATTATTTGCTCAGTTTTAATGTTTCTGCAATCTGCATGAAGCCAATTAACTTTATCCTCAATGACTGTAATCCAATTCAATAGTGGGCTTTTTTGATTCTTGAGAATCGCTTGTCTTGCGTCTTCCGCAGTATATCCCTGTATATCCATATCTCCAGCGCGGCCATATTTATGCTGACTGTATTTTGCGCCAACACTGGTATCTGCCGGACGGAACCCGCGCAATGTGAATGATCCCTTTATATGCCAATTATTTATAGTTACGGGAACTCCGAAAAAATTCCTGATCCCATCAACCATTTTTATCATATTCTGATCAAGTAGAAATAAGGCTTTATCGCCAAATTGCTGATATATTTCGGGAGGTACTAATTCTTGTAATTTAAAATTTTGGGGTTCGTAATATTTCATTTTATTTTTTTACCTTATCTTCCAGTACTGCTATCCTGGGTTTGATCTCTATTACAAAACACGTAAATTGTTTATTTACTTCCTTGATGTCTTCTTTGATTTCTTTCATGTCCATTTTGAAAGAGGTGACAACAAATGTGATATATGTAGCAACTAATGTCATCACCAATTTCATTAAAAAATCGGAATCGAAAACAAATCCCTTCTTATCAATTTTGCGTCTTCTCAAGTTTTTAGACATTCCGTACCTTCTGAGTCTTTAGGCGAGGGTAGTTCACGCTACCGTTCCAAATGCCGGCACTCTCTGAATCTTCTGTACCGTCGGAGAAGATGAACCCTGCTCAACTATCATTCTCCCCACGAGTACGCAACCTTCCTTTATCGCATCAGGCAGGTCCGTAATCATGTCGGATTCCTTCGCCAGTGCCGCGCTTGCAAATTTATTCGATAATACATTGAATATCAATTTATTCGCATCATCAATGGCCCGGAACAAATAATTTATTACAAATTCACCAGGGCTGAGGCTGGCTAATCCAGCTCCGCTTTGATATTGCGTGTTATTGAGTGTTGAACTCTGTGATCTCTGCCAATCGCCACTTCCGTCTTTATACCATAACCACATGTCGTCCCCAGTTGTTTCTGTATCCATGGCAGGACAAACTATAGTTTCCGCGCCATTGCTGACGCTTAACGCACCTAATTCAACATACATCGTTGAATCATTAAGAGTAAAATCAGCAATAATATCGAATTCTTTTCTTCTCTTCTGTATTTCCAGTAATTTTTCTGGAAGTCCATATCCGGCCTGACCGAATGGGATAACATTAAGTTCTCCGTCAAAATATAGGACAGCGCAGACAGGAATAATTGAGCTATAGTTAAAACTTGCTGCGGATGTATATAACGCATACGCGGGAACGCCGGCATTATAAGTAATCCCGATATAATTGACTTCGTTTGTTACCAGGCTGAAAGACGCCGTCGGCACGGTATATTCTCCAAAAAATCCGGTAAATCCTGTGGCAGACCATAACTGCGCGGTACAGGCCGGCATTACATATAAAGATGCCACCAATACCTTTGGCAGTGTCGGGAAAGTTCCGGAAATACCCGCATATCTTGGAAAATCCATATACGCGCTGACTGCTGATTTGACATATACGTATTCATCGACATTTTTGGATGTTAAAACTTCGGTAATATCCTGATTCTTAGTCAATGCGGATGGCAGATCCAATTCCTCGCCGATATCCACATGGGCCAGCGCCCATTCCTGCAAGATATCATTAACCTCATCGAGATCAACGACTCCGATAAGGACATCATAATATACGCCGTCATGTAAAACTTCACAATATCTTAAATTTCTTGATGTTGCCATTGTTTCACCTGCCTTAAATTAACATTACTGCTTTTGCCATTGCCTCATCCGCGATATCATCGATATCGTCCTCGCTGAATCCACCGAAATTATTGCCTTCATCCTGCCCCTGCTGCATCGACATTCCCTGCTTATTCTGTAAAAACACGGAATCAAGAATAATCGCACCCTCGCCGTTCGGAAGAGGCGGCAGATCAATTTCTGCTCTGCATTCGTCTACAGTTTTTACACTCTTTACGTTTTTAGCCCGTAATTCCGCTTCAAAATCCTTATCCTCTGTAGTCAGGCCATTAAATCTAAAAATAAAGTCTTTGGCAAAATCGTATCCGCACGTACGCAAAAATTTATTCGCGATATAAGCAAATCCTCCCAAGAGTTCCCGGACTCCCCGATTCTTTGAAAATTGCTGCTTCGCGTCCTGATTCTCGGATAATACCTGCTGCGCCTGGTTTAGCCGGAGTCCAAGCTCGGCGGCATCGGCGCCCATAATTGAACAAGTTAATGCCCCGGTAAATTCCATATATTTCTGATATTCCATGTCCCGGTTCGTCGGCAGCATATTCAAAACTTTGGCATCGCCATTAAGCAAGGGAATATTCCACTGCCCATCCATGGCCTCGAAATTGGCAACCCATTCATCCTGCATGTCTTCGAGCTGCTCCACGGTATATCCCGATTCCTTACCCATCGCAATCGCGACTTTAGGAATGCTGCCACGGCTGAGGCCGTTGCTGTTAAATGTCAGGGAATTGATAAAAGCGACTATTGCGACATTGGCCTTTTCCGTAACGGAAAAACCCTGCTTGTAATACCGGATATCATTTAATTCATTTCCGAGGTCATAGATGAGATCGGTTTCGCGATAGGCTGCGGTAACGCCGCCTCCGCTGGAGCCGTATAATAATTCCTGAATATATGCGATTTCATCAATTGGAGGTATTTGTTCAAGTTTGGCTTTTCTGATTTCTTCGGCAAGCCTGTTGTATCCGGGGGATAGCCCGAATCCGACCTGTGAGGTACTGCCATAAAATCCTCCAGGCAGGACAGGCAGAATAGTGGCGCCATCCATAACCCAAATTGCAGCTGCCTTTCCTGATTTATCGCGCTCGATTTCCCATACGATTTTATCGATAAGGAGGCGATCGCGAATATACTTCGTAATTAAATCCTTAAAATCGTCATGCTTCGGCTCCATGCCCTTATAATCTTCACGCTTGGTTTCGGTTAGAAAATTTTCAAGAAATTCTTTTTGTTTTTCCTGCGCAGGCGTTGGAGTTGCTTTCGGATTCTTTAGCGTAATTTCCCATCCGGGAACATCTTTATCGTTTGAGATATGGCAAAATTCCATTGCCTGTTGAATGCGGAGAGTAATGATTGCGCCGACGATGCCGTTTCTGCGCTCGACAAGGCGAAGCAGCCGATCTGGAATTTTATCTTTTGGATATACGACATTATTAAAAGAAGTATTGTTCAGCCAGTCGTATTGAACGCCCTTGCTGACGCTTTTGAATACTTTTTTATCTAAATGTTTTACCGCCGCCCTGGCCTCACGAATGGCCCGGTCATAATCAAGCGGTTGCTGTATCTGATTCTGCGCCATCGTTTATTTTTTTTGCTTCGGCGCCGGGTTTATTCTTCTTTGTCGATGCCGAATCTTTCTTGGATTTTTTTACTTCTGTCTGCTCGGCATCTGTATCATCGCCAGACTTTTCTTTTTTTACTTCTTTTTTTTCTTTTAAATTTTCTAATGGAACGGAAACAACGTCCTGATCGCGGATGTAAGCGATGTCATCGAGTTCGCCCTGAGCTATCGCGATCATCGACCACAAAAACGTCAGAATTTTTGGAATATTTTTATCGCCCTTCGGCCTGAGTTGCGCCGGTGTCTTTGCGTACGCTTTGTCAAATGCTTCTTCAAATAGCATGTGTTAGCTCCTTTGCTTTATTTCATCGCCAATTCGTAGCTTTTCGCCCGAATCGATTCATATACTAAAATATTCGTTAGTTGCAGAAGATGCGTTTTATCAAAATTCCTGTCAAAAAAAGGAACAAACTTCAATTCCCTGATAAATTCCATCAGCTGATGTCCTTTCAGCGGAATAACATTCGGATTATTTTGCAGCCCGATCTTATATTGCTCTTTTAATTTTAATTCTCCGGGCAATTGCAGCGTCTTATTCCATTCCCGCTGCTGCGCCTGCGGCAATTCCCGTTTCCCGCCTGCGTAGGTCAGGTAATAGTCTTGATTTAATTCGATTCTGTAATTTCCGATCATTTCGTGTGACATGACATTATCCCATTATTTTTATAAAATTTTGTCAATTACATTTTCTTTGACAATTTTTTTTCTTCTTCTTTTTTCAGGATGCGCTGGGCCTTTATAATTTCAACCCGCTGCTTCCGCTCATTACGTTTCGCTTCAATCAATTTCTTTTTTGAATCGGATTTAGTGCCGGAGAGGACGGAGGGACGTAATTGTGACCGGGAAAGAGTTTCTAATGCATACATGTGTGCTTTTATCGCATCTTCAAATAATTCAACAGGTTTATCCGTCGGCTTCCCGTCCTTATCTTCTTTCCAGTGAAATTGCTGAACTTCCTGCGCAGTACGCGGGCATTTTGAATCATCAATGATCCATCTCTGAGACTTCATGTAATCTATGCCTCTGGTAACGCTATCCTTGCCCTTAATCGCTGCAATTGCGCCATATCCATGTTGCACCCATTCCTTTATTTTTGAAGGCTCAGCGCTGTCGCAAGTCATCCTTTCTCCTTTTCTTACAACTTTTTCCTCCTCATTCATTTCTATAACTTCTTTATTTGTTTTCTCGAATGCACATAATTCAGCGAAAGTATACATCGTTCCATCTTTGAATCCTATCTTGCAAATAATCTGAGGATGTATGTATCCGAAATCCTGCCCCGTATATACTGCGTCAAAATCTTCTTCCCTGTAAGGACATTTCCCAAATGTCCAATTCTTGAATATTAAATTGCCAAATGCACCCCATTCTCCAAGGCAATAGATGCGATAAAATTCATAATCAATCGCCTTATAACCTTCCAGCACTGACTTGTAATCGTCGTCTAAAAATTTATTATCAAGATATGTTGTATGTAATAAATACACTGAAGCTGTTTTCTGATAAGATTTTTTATCAAAAAATTCGCGCTTTATCCAATGTGTGTCCGTAATAGGATTCAATAATAATGTAATCTGGAAAGGAATCTTAGATTGTTCTCCAATACGTCTTCCGCGCAATCTAAGATTAAGCTGATTAAAATCAGGCTGAGTTATTTCGCTTGCTTCCTCGATAATTATATCGGTAAGAATTCCTTTAGGAAAGGTGAAACTTTTAATTTTTTCAACATCATCGAGCCCCTTAAATACAATCATATATCCGGTATGCTTTACCGTTACAGTCATATCGGTTTTATTTATTTTGAAAACAGAGGACAGCCCTAATTGATTTATTAATTGAATTGTTAATGCGTAGGTAGAAGTTTTGCTTGTATTTGCAACTTTTCTTAATATAAGATAATTATGACCGGGCTCAGCCAGTATCTTATAAATCATTTCCTGAAACGAATGATGCGATTTCCCAGATCCTGCGCCGCCTACGCTCACCCGGATTCTGCTTTTATCCTCAAACAGCCCCCAGAACGCGGGATTTAATAATTCATAGAACCGGCTGAAGTCAATTTTTAGAGGCATGCAAAATCAATCTTTCGTATCTTCTAAATTTTTAACCAAAGATTTTAAACGTCCTTCCGTTCCAAACGGCGTCTCACCGGAATCATCTTCCGTCATTATTTTAATTGTCGGCGTTATCATCGTCAAATCCAGCGCAATATCAACTGGCAATAATACTACATCTTTGATTAATCCTAAAATGCTCATGATTGCACCTTGTTTATTTTATTATGTTTATTTATTACCTGCTGACGTAAATTACTTGAAAGACTGCTTCGCTTTTCCTGTATCAATTTATATTCTTTTTCAATATCTATTCCATTAAGCGGATTACTACTGCGACGGCTACCCATTCCAGAAAATGCCTCGCCCGCAAACATCCCTAACGCTAAGGAATAATAAAGCATATTTTGCTGAAATTTATTCATGTCTTTTCTGCCTCCGCCTCCGGCTTCTCCGCCGGCGTTATCACGATCTCGCCCGATATATCAACCTTATCCTGTATCATTCCCTGAATCTTCGCGCGCAGGTCAAGCGCGGCCTGCTTCGAGTGCATCTTGACCTCCAACTCACTGTCCTCGCCGTATT